TAAAGAGTTTGTCTCTAGAACTTTAAGCACTTCACTGAAAATTACCGCTGGTAAACCAGTTGGTTTTACATTCTCTCCATGCTCGTAATCGTTCGTTCCGAACGATATCGGAAAAATTAATTGCTCCGATGTTTTTAATTATTATGCAAAATATGTTTTTGTTTAAATAATTTAAAATGAATCGCATTCATCCCACAGGACGAGCCTGTGGGTTTTCTGCTCATGCAATAAAATCATGGCCTCTAATGTCACTTGCCGCAAAAGAAACAGGTACAAATCTTTCATCCATAAGTTCTTGCTGCACCGGTAAATGTAAATCTGCCAATGGTTTTATATGGAAGAAAGATATAGAAACATTAAATAAAAAAGCCGGGGATTATTAGTCCCCGGCTTAATTATAACCATTTTACTGGTCTGTTGTCAGCTAACCGACAAAATTTTCTCTGTTGCTCACAACGAAGTCTATTGACAAAAATTCAAGTGAGGTGGTAGGGATAAGGAAGATTTTACCACGAAGGGTTTTATTATCCAAATCGGCCTGGGTTGTGGTTGATGCATCGATAACAACTTTGTATTTTTGTACGCCGCCAGCAGCTTGATAGCGTTGCATGATTGGCTGAACAGCTGCATTGAATGCTTTAAGAGTTTCTTCTCTAGCTGGCTCAAACATAAATTGATTACCAACTGCACGAACCTCTCTACGGATAGCGATAAGTAGTCTTCTCACGTTTACACGATTAAGTAGCGACTCTTTGGCTAGGGTTGTTTTTTGACCCCATACCACAGGCCCTACTCCTGGTTTAGATAGAAGAGGGTTAATGCTTGTAACGTATAGAGTATCGGCATTTGGTTTATCAATGACTGCCGCAAAGTCTGTAACGTTTCCAAGTCTTGCACGAGTATAACCAGCTGGAGCATTGAACACCTGACCAACCGTGTCGTTGTTGCCATAGACACCAAACACTACAACTGATGGTGGCATTTTTTCATATACTACACCATTGTCCAAACGAATATTTACGTCTGGGAAATATGCAGCAGCAAAGCTAGAGTTCACTCCACGATTTGAGAAGTCCTGTGCTGTTTGCGTGACACTGACATTATCATAAGAGCCGGTCAATGGGCTACCTACAGAACTGAACTGTTCGATATCCATGATGTAGAAACAATCAAAACGATCTTTTTCTACTGTGGTAATTGCTGTGTCTGTGATAAAACGTTCACGCATACCTGGGATAACAAGCAGTTGCATGTTTACTTCATTTACATCCGAAACAATACTCAATGATTTGAGATAGCTTTGTACAGTAGCGCCATCAGTCAATCCACGGCTTGTCTGATCAATTTCTTGAGCGGCGGCAATGTTTTTTAGGTATCTTGTGCCGTTGTTAAAGACACGAACACCATCAAATCCTCTTTCTAGATAAAAGGAGAATTTGGCAAGTGATTGAGCAGGAGCGTTATTGACCAAGTCGCTTACTCTTAGAGCTCTTGTTTTAGTTGCGTTATCATCAGCAATAGCGCCGTTACGAACATATTGCCAATTTAAAAGTGCTGTTGAACTTGTGTCAGGTTTTCCATTGCTACCAGTAACAACTTTAACTTTTTCTAGTGTGAATAGGTTGTTATTGAACTGATCGCTGTCTAGAATATAACTTGCAGTAGTTGCGGCTACGCCAGTATTATTATATACCGCAAATTGAACGGTAGATGAATCATCGAAACTTGGATAGAATTTGGAATATCCAAGAATGCTTTGGTTAAATATTGAACTGCCATTGGGATCGGTTGTGCTTACTTCATTTTGGAAGTGGACGCCCCAATAAAGGTTAGAATCTACGCCATTACTATTGGCAGATTTTTTGAGATTCAATCTCATTGGCACTGGTGGCTGAACAGCTTTATAAAGCGGATATTCTCCTATGGAGCCAGTATTGAAATATGCGCTACCAGTTCCAACCAAAAGATCTCCTTGACGAATATTGTAAAGAGAGCTACTACCAGCAGTCACAAGGTGTTGTGGGCCACGGAAACCGAATGGAATTGCAGACGAATCAAGTTCCATCGCTTCGACGGCGTCAGCTATTTCTACACGAACATAGCGTGATTGAACTGGGTATTCCCCAGAAGTAACCACTTTTTGTGAAAATAGATCAGTGTCGAAGTTGAAGAAGTTATGAATGCTGCCAATTTTTTTACCAATATAATTTGGGCTTGTTGGATCAAGTGTGCATTTTACGTATTGCTCCAATATTCTTACCACACCAAGCTCATCACGATCATCAATGCCTCTTACCTGGACATCGAAGAAGCCATATGGCTGCGTTGCTGTTCCTGGCTGAATATTAGCAATAGAGATTTTTACGCTATTATTGCTAGCTTCCCCATCGGAGAGGTGATGGAAACGGAATAAATCGTAAGCATTTCCGCCGAATCCTTGTGAGATAACCCATGGAGAAAATGCACTGCCAAAACGATCTTGGAAGCCTTCATAATTTGGTGTTACAGAAGTTCCAACATTTGAAGTATGTGTACCAGCAGAACCAGAGCTTGGAACGAGGAATGCAACGTTTTCTATGCCTGCTCCACCATAAATAGATGCAGATGCTGCGACTATTATACCTGATCCTGTTGGCTGAGCAAAGGATGGGAAAATGTCAAATTGGCTATATAGTAAGTGCCCAGCTTGCTCTGTTTTCAATGGATCAGTATTGAATACTGATGGGAAATAATCAATAGCAGTTGGATCAAAGCTGGCAGATAGAACATTTGGGTATCTTGTATCAGTGCCTTTATGGCCATTTAGAATCATTACAAATTTTTGTGATCCGGCTTGTATGTTCAACGATCCAGTAAATGCTCCGCTAAAGCTAGCTTCAGTAGCAACAAAGGATGAGGCAGGGGCGGCGCTTGGTGCCGCAGCTGAAGATAAACGAAGAACAACGCCTGATGGAGCAAATAATACACCACGAACAATAGGGGTTGCTACATTCTGTCCAAGTGTTTGCAAGCCAGCATCAGAGAAAATGGTCGAAGCAGCAGATTGGGACATGAAACAACCTAGCACATATACGCTACCTGTTACGCCGCCAGTGTTTGCATAGCTATTATTACCAAGTGCTCCTGCTGCACTTTCTACTGGTTGTTGTTCGCCAACAACGAATCCAGCGCCTGTTACGGTACCATTTGCATTACGTGCAAGACCTTTGCCAGCACCAAGCACTCTTACTTGAACAAGCGGTGTAGAAGAGTTAGCAAACCATTCTCTTGCTGTTAGGTATCCGAGTGGAGTATCTGCATTAACACCACCAAAAACTGAAACATAATCTGATAATGTTGTTACCATAGTAGGTACAAAAGCTGGGCCTTGTACGGTAGGCGAAATTACACAAGAGGGTGTGCCTGTTGGGGTTCTTGTTGAAACTCCGCTTATATCAATCTCTCTAGTGCTAACACCAGCACTTCCATTGCTATTTGCCATGTTTTATCTCCAAATCTTAAAACGTTAACAATAAATAGAAGAATAAAAAAAAATACCACCTATAAGACAGCTGTTTTTAATTTGCTTTTAATATTGTGTTTTATTATCTGGTAGCCGCCAACCTTTATGTTGTTTGTAAATTCCTTTAAGAACACAGTGCATATTACTTTGGTTTAGATTGTGTTTTCTACAAAACTCACACAAATTTTTTCCTTCAAAAATGATTCCATCTGGACTTAAAAATTTGAACTCTTTTGCAAGTGAATGTTCTTTTTTACCGGACATTGTTTCTGTAGCCAACACATGCCAACCTCTATAGGATTTATTCTTCCCACTAATAACAGAGTGCATATTACCCTGTGATAGATTATTTTTCCTACAGAATTCTTTAAGATTTTTACCTTTATATTCAATGCCATCTGGCCCTATTATAGTAAAATCTTTGGCTAATCTATGCTCATCAGGAGAGTATGCGACATCTATTAATTTATTATGATATAATCGCCACCCAAGGCATTGATAAGATTTGCCGCTAAAAACTGACATCATCCCAGATTTATGCAAGTTATTTTCCTTGCAAAATCGACTTAAATTAGCCACTTCATAAACTATGCCAAAAGGAGATATTACTTTACCCCAATGCTTGGATTTTGAAATTGCCATTTTTTCTATAGATAATTTATTTTTACAATTTTTTTCGAATCTTTCAATTGCTTTATCAGAGTTAGCAAGCTGAACCATTTTATCTCTATAATCTTGCGAGCTCCATGTTATTTTTGCAGAATCAGATTTTCGTTTAATATAATCTGGATTTTTACTTCGCTCTTTGAAAGAAACACTCATCTTGGCTTTTGTTTTTTCTGGAGTTTTGCTAACTGAACCTTCTCTCGAATACGCTTTGAATGTTAAATTGTAGCATGTTTTACCACCATCATAATATTTTTTAAGATAGACGCCTTCGACATCTAGCCGTTCTTCTTTGGTTTTACCCGTCGTGATCTCTAAAATAATAAAACTATATGCTTCTTTTCCATGCTTGTTATAGCTGTGTTGGAGGATGTTGTTATAATGTCTATTGTTCTTTAAAGCAGAAAGATGCTGTTTGTATCGGGCTAAAAAATTACTTGCAGATCCTATATAAAATTTACCATTATCATTATTTTTTATTTTATATATACCGGAATCGTTTTTGAAAATTTCTTGGTCTTCAAATAACATAAAACTATATCCTCTATGGTTTTAATATAGAGGATATAGTCATATTGTTAAGCTAAAATTAATTTTTGAGCTTATTTCTTTGTGTTAGATCGAAACACCCGATGGTAACACAACGAAATCCATCACAATGTATTCGATGGCTCTGGTTGGGATAACTCTAATTTGTGCATTCATACGGTTTGAATTTACATCTTCAGAGCTATTGTTTCTATCATCACAGATTACGGCAAATTTTTCAATACCTTGTCTTACTTGGACGTTTGACAGAACCAAGCTTGATTCATTAATAAAGCGTTGACGTAAGGCTGGTGTGTTTTGTTCGAATAGGATACGGTTACCTATTGCAACAATCTGACGTTTGATTTCAAGAACCATTCTCTTGACGTTAATTGACTCAAGGGCGGTTGATGCTTGCTGTAGTGTATTCTGTGAGAAGAATACATAGTTTTCGCCAGGAAATTTGACGATTGGGTTAATGTTGGCATCATATAGAGCATTGCGATCGTTTTGGTTTACACGAATACTGGTTAATAGAACGAAGCTCAAAGAGCCACGATCAAAACCTGCTGGAGCAAACCATGGGAATTTAACTCTATCATTGTAGCTCAAAGCTGAAAGTGCAGCTACTGATGCTGGTAATGTTACCTTGCGACTATTTACAGTATCATCAATGATGACGTTTGGAAAGTAGGCTGCTGCTGCGTTGTTGTCAACTTGACGTGTAACAAATGCGTTTGTTGTTTGTGCAATTGATACGAATTTATTTGTATCGCCATCAAAAATACGACCATTTGTTACGCCGTCTTTATCGTAGGATTGAATATCCATTAGATAAAATGACAATGCATATTCTGTATTTTTTTCTAATGCATAATTCGTTATAAGCGGATCACGTTGACCGGGCAATGCGAGAATGTTGTTATTGGCAATGGATGTATTAGTTGCAATGTCAACTGCGGTACGATAAGCAATAACGTTAGAGTTTGTTACTCCTGCGCCTGTATAATTTACGCCAGCGGGTGCCCCTGGTGATTGGTATGCAGAATTAGCAAGACCTTTACCACTTGACCCCTGATCTGTTGAGGTAGAACGATCAGTGAAACGTGCTGCTTGTTTGTCAAAGATATTTACACCATCCCAGCCGCCTTGCATGAATGTTGTGAATTTGGCAAAAGATGAGAAGTTATTAAATATAACAGCACTGCCAGAGTTGAGTAGAGAAGCAAATGTGACTCTGTCACCTACCACAGTGTTGTATGTAGTTGTTTTTATCGCAGCATCACGTAGGTAAGCAGCTTCTTTCATATAAACACCAACTGATGTTGTTAGCTCGGTGATGATTGTGTTTGCTAGAGCGACACGGGCCAGAGTAAATTTGTTGTTATTTAACAAATCGGACTGTGAACCAGTGGTGAGTACTCCGAGTTTTTCAATACCTGTAAATTTAGCGAAGTTTTCAATAATTGGGTTTACTTCAATGTTTGCATTAACATTTAGTGCATCGTTATTGTTTCGTTCAAATTTGACACCCCAATAAAGTCTGCCGTCTGTGAATGTTTGGGTTCCAGGTGTTCCAGGTGTACCGGAAGCAGTCAGTGGGTTTCTGGTTACAGTAAATCTGAATGGAACCGGTGGAACGATTGACCCTGATAACAATGCACCATTTGGGCTTGTGCTTGAGGAAACGCCAGTGATGCGGTTCGAAAGAAGACCAAGCTGGTCATTCAAAGCAGGGTTGGTCAAAAGCATTTGATGTCCACGGAAACCAAACGGTAGTGCTTTGGCTGGCACTTCACCGGCATTTAGTTGTGCGCTTGGAATAACACGAATGAACTTGGAGCGATTACCATATTTTCCGGTAATTGTTAGGCTACGATCAGCAGATTCGATTGCATCAAAATTAAATTGTGATTTTTTATCACCAATCATTTTAATAACATAATTTTCACTATCTGGATCAAGTGAAAGATTGTTAAATAGCTCTAGAACTTGTGGCTCTGCGTCAGTATCATCAAATGCTCTTACTTGCAAAGAGAATGAACCAAGGTCAGTGTTTGGATTGGTTGAAGCTTGCAATGATGTAATGCTGATTTTATATTTCGTTGAAGCATACTCACCATCATCAAGAGACTCAGCGTAAAATAGATCATATTCAACACCAGCAAATGGTTGTGAAATGAAGTATGGTGTTTTTGGTGATTTGTAGCGTGTGTTATAAAAACCAAAAACATCTTTAAAGCTCAAACCTAAAGAGTTTGTGCTATTGGAGCCTGAAAGAACAGCTACAGTAGGAACTGCATTACTTGCTGAAAGCACGGCGATTTCAGTGTCTACTGGATACTGTAAATAGAGTAAGTGTTTCTTCTCTTCGAAATTTTCTGGATTTGTGTTAAGTATTTTACCAATGTATTGGTTTGAAGAAGGGTCTAGTGATGCAGAAAATACTTTTATACCTGCTTTGCCATCATCGACGGCAAATGAGCCAGAGGAACAAGAAAGGACAAGTTTAAACTGCCCAGCCATAATTCCTTCTGTGCCGACTTGAGCTGCTTCATAGTTATTTGTCCCTGCTGCTAAAGTCTGTTGATTATAAACGCCGGTTGCATCCGTGGAGCCGCTCAATACAATAAATCTTGAGTCTGGTGTTGTGAAAAGCACTGCACGTACAAGATTTACCTGATCCGAACTTTGAAGTGGATAGCTTTGTGGGTTGTCGGTAAACAATGGATAGCCAAATGCTTCATTGGTTGGTAGATAATGTTTACCTACCAAAAATTGGACAACGCCTTGAAAAGCGCCAGAAACAGGTGCTGTGCCTTCCCCAACAACTTTCATACCTGCATTTACAACTGTCCCGCTTACTTCGGTAGCCGAAATATCAACAGCATCTAAGTTTGCACCACAGCCAAGAACACGAATATAATTTACTGATGCTAATTCAGAGCCTTTAGCTTCAAGAAATTTCTGTGCACCATACCCTCCAACGAACTTTGGATCAACTGATCCAAATTTTGATTCAAAGTCTGTATAACTTCCAATGCTAACTGGTGTAAATGCTGGCCCTTTTTTTGCAGCACCTATCACTGTAGCGGGAACACCACCAACGGGTGTAACTCTTTCGGTTAGATCGATTTCACGATCAAAATAATTTGGGGCTTTTAATACTGTTTCTGGCATATTATTTCCTCACTTTTGGAATAAAGTTTCTAGGGCATAAATAGAGTTTAAAAATCGTATTGCCTTCAACCTCACCAGAAAACTATGTAGGATATATTAAAAGGTTTTGTTTTTGTCGATAAAAAACTGCATCAATGTCTCTTGATCAGAAGCAGAATAAACTGTTTCGCCTTTTTTTTGATTGTTCGCCATCTGCTTTACATATTTAACACGTTTGTTTCCATTGTGGTCAACATATTCTCTACGGAATAAAATTTGCTCTTGGGAAGTTGGTTTTTGCTTTGTTTCAGGATCTTGTTCGAGATCTGTTAAAATAAAGCTATTATCTTTTGTGAGGTCTTCTTTTGATTCGTTGAAATTATCAATATTTCTCTGCTCTGCCACATCCCCTTCGGCGGTAACTGTTTCAAATGAAACATTCACGGCAGATAGATAACGCTTAAACGGAACACGCTGTCCGGCTCCCTGTGGCGCTAAAAGAAAACCTCTAACAGAAAGTGTAACGCTATATTTTATTATTCTCTCGCTATCTGTAATGTCTTCAAAATTATCTTGTGGACTTATTGTGGTTTCAACATTTGCATTAAACCAATAGCCTTTATCAGTTTTTAAATAAAATCCTTTTCCTGGAGTTATCTGACTGGCCATAAATGTTTCAATCAAGTAGTTCATGTGAGTGGTATAAGTCGTCCAAAATACAATCTCATATGTGGCCGTAAAAAACTGCGGGAAGGGCATTGCTACGATTTCATATATGTGATTACTTTTGAAATCTTTATTACCAACATCCAGTAACATGCCTTCTTGTATAGAAGTCGAATCAACGTCCACACCTCTATTATCACGAAAAGTTGTTGGAGGATTTGGTACGTTTTTTAACAAATAACGATTAATCAATGATTGATAATCTTTGTCCGCTGGATCTAGTCTTCGTTTTATTGTAAGCTCACCGAAAAAAGTATCCCCATGCTGCTGTTCTAAGCCTGTTCTGCGGATCGAAATAGCTGGAAGCAGTAACAATCCATTCCTGTCTCTGTAAGGCTTTAAACGCTTTGCTAAAGCGAATCTTTCACCGGTAGCAAATATAACAAATGGCTTCTTTAAATTTATTTCTTTTTGCGAACCAACGTTGGCTTGATAAGATCTAAACTTTATATCAGTATCAAATAAAGAATGAACAGCGGTATCAACATCTTCTAATCCACATGCCGGAATAGAAAAAGTAGATGCATCATTTCCCTGAGTATCATACCCTGTTGGTAACTGATCTTTGCCTTCAATAAATGGTACGTTTTGTCTTGTGGTCATAATCTATAAGTAGAGCTTTCACTCATCGTATATACCTTTTTTGGGAGGCAGCGGATCATTATTGAATGATGTGGCTTTATCACCTTCTATAAAGTCTCCATTTTCATCATTTTTTTCCACTTTTTTAGCACCAGTACCCAAAGCAATAGGTGCCATAACATGATTCAAGCGTTCACGCATTTCACGAATATCGCTAGTGATTTCGCCCGTACTTGTAATTGGCAGACCCCTCTGCTGCTCAAAAACCTTCTGCACATCATCAGGAGCCAGTCGTGGCAATGGAAGGCTATTTGGATCAAGTTGACCCAACCTTGCAGATCTTGCAGTAATTTTCCATGAATTGTTATATTCTGCCAAACCAAAGATATTATTGACATTGTAGAAAGTCAATATTTCATATAGCACATCATCAAAAGAAAATAGATCACCCTCAGATAAAATAAGCTTCTTATCCATAAGATCTTTGTACTGAATGCTTACCTCTAATTTAGCTTCCAAATCTGGACCAAATGATGTTGTTTTACTAGACCATTCCGGCTGACCAACTAAAGCTGGTATTTTAATGGGATTCTCAAATATCTTTTTCACGGATTCATTATAAACACCGTGAACATCGCTCTTTATAGAAGATATTGGAAAATAATGTATAACTTGACCAACTACATCTTTTATGTACTCTTTAGTCAGGTCATTTATAAAATGTATCTCACGCTGCCCAATAAATAATCTTGCTATATAGCTAGCCCTATCTTTCTATATTATTAATTAGCTACGAGATATATAAAGATTTTATCACAATGCACATGTATCTGTACGCACTCTATTACTTTACAAATTTTACATAACCTTCACATGATTTTCTTTTTCCATTAAGCATTTTATAAAATGAAGATAAGGAATATATTCCTTTTGCTGCACAGAATTCTTTTGGATTTTTAATTGGGCCAAAAATCTCATTGGTTTTTAAATTTTTCACAAACATATCTCCATTTCTATATTTTACTGTAGGAGCAATATGATTTTTTAATTTCTGAAGCCGCCAACCTTTATAAGATTTAATTTTTTCATTGACCAAGTATGATAATTGTCGAGCAGATAAATTAAAATTATTTGCAAACTCTATTAGAGTTGTTTCTACCGTGTGTACTCTATCATCTGAATCAACCAAAATCTTGTTTTCTTTTGCCACTTTTAGTTTTGTTTTCCTCGGCAAAGAATTAACTGAACGCCATTTAAAATAAGATTTAATTTTTCCACGAACTAACGCTTGTAAAGATTTTTCATTTAAATTTTTCTGGGCGGCAAAGACACAAATATTAAATCCAGAGTAAACATTACCGCATGGATCAATAAATGCATAATGCTTAGCACGAATATTATTCCTATTCATCTCAGCATAGCGAGATAAATTATAACATTTACTTCTATCACCAAAATTTGATAACCCAATAAAATAATTCTCTTCGTCATTCAACTCATGAATTGGAATTTCTTTTTTCACAATAGCAAACAAAAACTTGTCTTCCCCGTGCTTATTATAATCATTTTGTAAATGCTTGTTGTAGTGTGTATTTTTTCTCAAACATAACAAATGACTATATTTTCTCGCAGCATATCTAACCGTTTGGCCAATGTAAATTTTACCGTTAAAAGTATTTTTAATTGAATAAATCAAACCAGTTTTAATCATTTGATTTTCTGGGATATGACCTTCATAATTAACGTACAAAAAATTTCCAACCTTTTACTTCATTCAATTTACCAGAATAAAGCTTATAAAGACTACTTGAATCTAATCCATGTTCTTTGGCAAACGCAGTTAAACTACGAATATCAGAATATACTTTGCCATCCGGCGATATCAATGGAGCCTTTACTGGCATATTTTGTATCTTTTTCTCATTGTATGCCTTGATGCTATCTATGGATTTTTGATCCATCATCGCTTTATATTCCGCATCATTCTTATATCTTTCATTTAAATTTTCTGTTTTCTTTGTTCCGATATCAATATATGTCTGGCGAAACTCCGCATCTTCTTTTATTCGTTTTCTAAATGTATCTCTGCCTTTGGGCTGTGATAATTTCAGAGTTTCTATAATTTTTTCTGTCTCTGGTGTATCATTTCTCATACGCTCTGACATACGCTGCGAAGCTGCATCACGGCGTTCTTTATTGTTTTCCCATGAACGCATATGACCCTCCTGTTTCCGTTGTGCTGTTTCTGGATCAGACAATGCATCTTTTATAGATGCTCGTATACTGCTAGCCTTTTCTGGATTACTCCACATCTTTTTCGCAGACGCAGATATCTTGCGTTTCGTTTCTTCTGGGTCATTGCTCCATGGGCCTTCTTTTGCCACTGCCCAAGTGTTAAAATTATAACACTCTTTTCCAGAGTCAAAATATTGATTGATGTAGATTTCTTCAATCAATAACCGCTCTTCTTTTGTTTTTCCATCCGTCCCTTCAACAATTTCAAACACAAAAACTTCTTCACCGCATTTATTAAAATCTCTTTGAAGAAATTTGTTGCTATGTTTGTTATTGCGAAGTGCTTTTGAGTGTTGCTTCCAGCGCAATTTAAATAATTTAGATGAACCAATATAGATTCTTCCATTTAATTTATTTGTTATTTTATAAATACCAGACTTATACAAATTATTTTGATAATGATACTCCATATTATACCTGTGTTTTTTTAGATATACAACAGATATAACGTTTTGTCTCGTCAAGCAATTAAAATGGTATACTTGGGTGGGACGGGTATGAACTGAAGTTGTTTTACGGTATTTTCAGCTTTGCTTGCTTCTCTTTCGGCAATTTTATCGAATGTTAAATTATCTAATGATTCACGCAGGCTTGTTGTTAATTTTTCTTTATCTTCACGGCCTTGTGATATAAGATCATCGCCATTCAAAGAAAGTTCAGCGCCAGGAATTGGAAAGCTTTTAAATTTACCACGAACTCTACCAAGAAGTTCCGTACATAAAGCTAGAGTAAGTTGTGCGATCCAATTTCTGCACCAGATATTTAATGAATTATAATTTAGTGGGCCAAAAGGAACGTTAAATGGGCCGTTGACCCCATAAATTTTATCATTCTGATAAGAAGCACCAGACCCAGCCCCTACTGGTGAATAAGAAGATCCACTGCTTACTAATGTGGAGGCAAGAGTTGGAAATGGGGATGTTCCAAATGTAACACGTAACCACAGTCTATTGCTAAATCCAGAAACTAAATTGTTCGGAGTAGGATAAATTCTTAGTGTTCTACCAGAAATTTTATAGCTAAAATGAGATCTACGAACCTTTTGTGCTGACTCCAACATACCGGCTCTCAGAATGTCTTCAAATAGCGGCAGAACATAGAAACGTGTATCTGGTATATATGATTCTACTGGCAATCCTGTAGCTACGAAGTTTGATGCAAGGTTGCTGTTAAATACATATTGTACAGGTGGGCCATGGAATACTTCGACCACCTGCATACTCCCAACAGAGCCAGAAGGCTGCTTACTAAATATCGTCGCACCTGTTGTATCAATCAACTCAGAATAAATATCATATGTCTGCTGACCATTTGTTAAATTGATATAGCCAGAATATGTTTGCTCTGATTGACCATAGCCAATAACACTTGCATAAGGTGCTGAAAGTGTTTTGAGAAACTCAAGGTTTGGCTGAACATACATGTCGGTGACATTTATGTTATTTTCATTATTCTGATTAAGACTACCGGTTGGCATACCAAGCAGGGATGATAGATTTGATTTATTTTGATATTCAATCATCATTCCATTGAATTCACGAGTCGCTGTTTCAAAGCATGACCAAATCATTAATTTGGTTAATTCAACACCTAAAACATCCTCGCCTAACATTCGCAAAACGAACGTAACCATGTTATCGGCATCTTGCTGATAAAGACTATAACGATCAAAAAAACCAAATGGAGTTGGATGTAAGGTGGTATTAAATGTACTGCTCATATAGTATAAATATGAATCAATTTCCTAACACTTTATCTGATAAATAAATGTTTTACAAATATTTATCAGAGTGTTATATTGTTAATAAAGTACAATGAAACAAACTATTATTAGGGTTTTATTAAAGAAAATGGTTAAGGAAGTTATTTTAGAGAAAGTAAAATTAAAATCAAAGCTTAATGTTTATGATTTTGATTCAACTCTTGCCATTACAAAAGAAAAAGTAATAATTAAAACCAAAGATGGCAGTGTAGTAAAACATTTAAATCCTCATGAATACGCAGAATATCAAAAATCACCAGATGAGATAGCCGATTATACTCTTTTTAAATCTGTAAAAGATGCAGAAATCAACAAACCAGTTTTTGATAGTTTTGTTCGTTCTATAAAGAATATATCTTCAAAAGATACGACATACATTTTAACTGCAAGAGGAAACGATTCAGGTATATGGATAAATAAATTTTTGCAAGACAATAATGTTATTTTTCCGCAATCCCATATAATAACTTTAGATAGCAGTGATCCATTAGATAAATCTAACTGGATTAAACACAAGATGATGGAATTTAGTATTTCTACTACATTTTTTTGCGATGATAGCATTAGAAATGTAACCGCTGTCGATCTTCTAAAACAAGACCCAGATTTAAAAAATAAATTTGGTAAAACACTTCGTATCAAAACCAAGCATATTAAGATGCTATAAAGCAGAAAGCCCAGGAACCCTGGGCTTTCTTTAATATTTATTGTTTTCTTACTAGTTCAAATCAGCGGCGGGTTGAGCGGCCTTTGCGAAGACCGGCACGATATGCAGCTTTCACTGCTTCCATCATTACGGCTTCTTCTTTTTCTGGCATTTCTTCATGCATGCCTTCTTCATACATGCCTTCTTCTGGCATATCTTTATCTTCTTTATCTGCATGCATGTGACCATGCATTTCCTGAACTGCTTCTTCGGTTGCTTCACGGATAAGTTGTTTTAATTGTCTTACGGTAATTTTCATTTTATATTCTCCTATAGCCTATAGATATTATTGGCGTTGTAAATAAATAATATCTATTTGCTTTTTTTCTTCATTCTTTTCTTTTTATCATCCATCGCCTTTTGAATTTTCATTGCAGTCCCAAAGACTTTTGCCGATGCAGCTTTACGTTTTTCTGGATCTTTGATCTTATATGGATCACCATACTCTGGTTTTAGTCTTTTCTTTATTATTTTCTCTACCGCAGCAGAAAATTTACCCTCTACCAAGCATTCAAAAATAGCTTCTTTTACCAACTCCCCGATTGAATCTTTAATATTCATAAGTTTACCTCCATTAATATATATTTATTATCATGATTAAAAGATTATACAAGGCGATAAAAGAAGCTGTAAAAGGTAAACCGCTTAAAGTACGATCCCCAAGGTGGGATAATGTTAGAGAATATCATTTGGAAATATATCCAACATGTGCAGCATGTGGGCGCAATGTTAATACACAAGTACATCACATTAAGCCATTTCATCTTTACCCAGAACTTGAACTGGATAGAAATAATTTAATAACCTTATGTGAAAATAAAGAAACCAAATGCCATCTTAAAATTGGCCACATGGGAAGCTGGAGGAGGATTAATCCAGACGTAACACAGAATGCTTCTGAATTTAAAGAAAATCTTTCAAAAACTATTGAGCCTTGATTTTTCCAAACCAAACATCATAGCTTTTATAAATAAAATTTTTGAATTTACCTAATTTGTAATTTAAAACCCCTCCAGAGGAAGCTCCCCAGTGAACTAGACATTCCTTGTCTTGATCCGTTACTAGCCTCTGGATGGTCTTTAAATCAATATAAAGGCATAGATTTTTATATTCTTTTGATGGAATATATTTCCTGATCAAATACGAAAACAAAGGATGATCTAAATTTTTATCATCTGCATTTTTAGAAATTACTGAATAGCCAACGCACTTCATTGTTTCTTTGTCATAAAAAAACAATGTCTGTAAATTTTCCTTCTCTTGTTCGAAATATTGAGAATGGAAGAAGTTTTTATCATAACCAGAATGCAATTGCCATCCATACTTCCTTTTCCCAGCTAATTCATTCCATTCATCTACAACACCAATAACATCAAGAGGACTAATCATTTGTTCGCTGATCAAAAGCTTCTTATCAAGACTATTAATTGTCTCTCTGTATTCTTCGTATTCTCTACCTTTAAATTCAAGGAAATTGTTTTTTGAAAAAGGCCCAGTGATTACAGCAGTGCTTTTTCCATAAAAACTCATGTCTTCAGATTTTATTTTCTTAGTAAAATATCCAAGATTAATATCTTTGTAAATACCAATATATGATCTGGCAGACTCCTCATCAAAACATAAGATTTTATTCTTATTTCTTCTAATGGAAAGACTGTCTTCAATAATGGTTTGATTTTTTGATAACATTCCCATAACAGAATGTTTGTTGATATATAAATCTTTCATGCTCTCCTCATCACTACAATTGGTTCTGATTTATGAATAAAATCTTCACGCTCTTCAGCAGATTTTTTATATTTTGTAAAATGACCATGTGACATCTGAATGAAGTACCTGTCTACTTCCTCAAACCCATGATTTTTACACACCTTGAGCATATCGTCAAGTATATTGTGTTTACCATCCAAAACGGAAACCATATTAAGAATAAATACACCATCTTCACTAAGCAAACTATCAATGTTTTTTACAACAGTATCCCACCAGCCGTCGATCCATTCCTGATATCCTCGGCCATCAGTACTTTGACCATTCTCTGATTTATCATAAATCTCTTTGGAGAAGTAAGGCGGTGAGGAAAATGCAAGAGAGAATTTACCCTTCTTGTCTTCTGGACAATATGATTCTGAACCCACATTGTTTAGTTCAACTGCAAAATCTTTTACATCACTATCAATGCCACCAATAAATTCTTTTATTTTATGCCCTGATTCAATGTTCGCTGTCCATGGATCACATGCAACATAATTCCTGCCACAAGACATTGCAGCAATCATTCGTTGACCAAATCCCATAGAATAATCATAAACCCAGTCGCCGTTTTTAGAATAATTTTCATAAAAATATTTTGCCAACAGACAATTAAAATTAGAAACAACAGCACTAGAACGTGTCGAACGAAAACCTTGCCGCAACATAGCACCGTGAATATTAAAATATCCGAAATAACGAACAATTCTATTCTTTAACACTGCCTTCAATGTCTTATCAGTATTAAAAGCCTCCAACATACTAGGAGAAGAATCGGAAGATACATTGTAAAATTGCTCAGCAGTAAAATGCTGTACAATATCCATACCAGCACGATTCTTATTAGATATCTGCTTGGCTGAATCAGCCTCAATAGATTTTGTTTTTAACTTAATCCACTCCTTAGACATTGCTAAATCCTTATGGCGTGGGTAAGGGAATCCAGTAGATCTATAAAAGTCAAATAATTCTAATACCAGATTTTCTCTTTCTTCCTCAGATAAGGATTTGGTATAGTCTTTTGTAATATCATTACCATGCCACTTTAAACATACCGTATCACCATAATCATATGGATCTTGGCTGCTTGTAATATTGTTTGTCATTATTCTAACCTTATCTAAGTTGTTCTGCTTTTTAATTCGTTGACCTTTTTTACCCGCATCACTCTCGGCCAGCGAAGAATGATCCTTGCAATAATCTTTAAATCCAAATGAAACATAACGAACTGAATTTAAACATTTTTCATGCTTACACGGAGGTCTTATGCCATTAAGACAATAATCTATCGTATATTGCTCAGTTGTAATTTTGTGAAAAAATTGAACGTGTGTTGCAAAAGACCTTGCATTTGAAAAACTAATGTTACAAATTATGCATACCTGTCTCTTAATGTCATTCTCTAAAATATGATTCTCATCTGTGGAGTATTTGAATTTTAAAGATTTAATGTGCTCAAATCTATTGGCACATACCGAGATGATCTCAGTGTATCTTACACCATAGCTCATTGCAGCTTCTGCAACACTATCATAAAATTTTCCATCATTCAAACAAATAACGGATCTTTTGTTATGTCCACCATGTTTGCCTTCTTTTACAATATATTTTGATGCTCTTTCCTTATCAGCATATATCCATCTATAACCACCAAACGTTATTAAACGACCTTTACAGGCATTATAAATGCATCCCGCACCAAATCCCAATTCACGCTCCACATCAGCAGCCGAAGGCCACTCTCTGATGACTTTGCGAGTATCTTTATCAATTTGTAGAATAGGAATTTTTTTAGATTCAAAATCTATGCCACCAGCATTTTTCGAAGTATTATAACAATTTAATCCGTCATCATGATATAAATTAATTAATTCTTGTTCTCTTTTTATAATCTCTTCGTGTGAAGCACTTGGCATTTCTTCAATTATAATAAATTGAAAGCTATTTTCCCCATATAAATTCCAAGATTTTTGCAAATGAACATTAATATGATTCCCTGTTGTAAGCAAAGTTTTATGTGACCACCATCTCTTAGTTATATGGATACTACTACCAATATAAAATTTGCCATTGGTCGTATTTGTTATTTTATATATCCCTCTTTTATGCGGAACAAACGGTCTTGCCATATAACGTAATCAATCCTTTATGTTTTAAAGGATACAGTTTTTGTTATATTATGTATATGATTTAAAAATAAAAAGGGCATCAGAACCGAAGTCCTGACACCCTTTCCAAACAGGTCACTGTAATAAATGACTTGTTTTACCGGCTCAGATTATTGACATGTCTAGGCAGGTGACGGTTGCGTAGAAATCAGCTCTCACCATTTTTTTCCCGTATCTAGTCATAATCCCTTTTCTTGGGGTGAAGTCATCTTGTGCATAGATGACTGGAGTTAGAATGAGGGGCACGTATGGAGCATAGATATACCCTGATTCTAGGAAGGTTGAACCTTTGAGGCCCACGAGAACTTTGTTCACTGGGAAGTATGGGTCAACGAACACTGAGTAGCGACCGTTTACGGTGCCGACTGCTTCTGCGCCGATGCTCATGTTGTCACGAACTTGGCCATCGCTGTCGATTTTGTAGTTTGCACGGTAAGCAACGGTTGCTTCAAGGATGGTACCAACTTCTGGTGAGCAAACAATGAAGTTGCCTGAACCACGAAGGGTTTTCTTGTGGATGACGTTGGCTGCATCAGTGATGGTTTCGATGAGGGTTTCGTACCATTCACGGACGGTGCCTGTGAAGTTTGGACCTGGATATACGCCGGAAGCTGTACGTGCAACTTCTGAACCGGTGTATTTGTTAACAAAGCGACCTGGGGCACGGCTCCAGAAGTAGTTAGCTGCTTGAGCTTGTGTAAGGAGGTCGTTTAGAATTTCACGGTCGATATCGAGAGTGATCATTTCTGAGAGAATATTGGTAAGCTCAGCTTCTACATCGATTGAGTAGAATGCAGTGAGGTCTTGTGCCATTTCTGGGGACCAACGTGCACGGAGTTTACGGGTTGTTGCTGTTACGGCAACTGATTCAATTTTGATGTCCACATCTGGAATCACTGGCTGTGCTGTGCTGGTTGCAAAGTTGGATTCAAAGCTTGGAATGGTGAGGGTTGAACCATCAGCATTTACTGAGAGTGAATCGCCAATTACAACTGAAGCAGTTACTGCGGTTGTTACTGCGCCAAGACCAGTGCCTGGGAGTAAAACGGTACCTGCGCCATTTGCAACGTTCATTACAAATAGAACGTGTGAGCCATCGAATGGTGCTGGGGTGAAGGTCAGTGCTGATGCATCCCAGTTGCCACGTTGGTTGAAACGACGGAAGTTTAGTACGCCTTCGCCAGCCTGATAGGTCGCTGGAACAGGTGAGAATACTTGTGCGCCACCGACAGTGCCTGAAACACCGAAGCCAACCAGAGCAATTTGATCAACTGATTGAAGATCTGCACCAGCAACTCTGTCTGTAAAGTGTGAAGCAGTCATAACAAGGAATGTGAAATCTCTTGCAGCAACTTCTACGTCAGCTGCGAGTGTTGGGTCATATGAACTGAAACGAGCATTGTAACCAACGTTTGCGGAAGCTGATGCAACGGTTGAACCTGTTAGCCAAGTGGTGCCGCCTTGCCATGAACCAACAAGAATACCAGATGAGGTTAGTGCGGTTTGGACGTGTACTTTTGAGTAACCAGAACCGATTAGGTTATATTGACCACCAGCTGCAAGGGCACCTTGGGTGCGGATTGCGGAACCGGATGGGTTGGTGTATAGTGAGTTACCACGAGCATATGTTGCTGCCCCTGGGTCTGCTGTGGTTGGGCCACCTGTTGTTGTGCCATTTGCTGGGTATCCTGAAACGTTTTGACCAGCATCGCCACCAACGTATGAACCGTAGGTGTAATCAAGATAAAAGAGCAGACCTGATGGAAGGCTCATTGGTTGTACGGAGACTACTTCGTTGGCAACTAGGCCAGCGAATACTCTACGGACGATTGGGAATGCTACGTTGGTAAAACCAGCGACTTGGCCGCTAGAAGCCATACCTGCTCCACCTTGGGAGAGGGAAAGGCTTTCGTTAAGCATTGAGGAACCGCCACGGAGGACTTCGCAAGCTTGGTTTTCAAGAAGGCGTGCCATCTTTTCTTTACCAAGGTTTGAAAGACCTTCTAGTAGACCGGTTTTGTTCCATTTGCCGACGATGCGATCATTGCCTGCTGTTGCGCTGGTACGTTGAATACCTTCTGCGAGCTGTGAGAGTGTTAGGGTTTTTGATAACATTTTATTTTCTCCTTAATATCCTTTTAAATTCACTTAATAGTGTCAATTCTAAATATATGCTGATTTCAAGATTTCTTCACGCCAGCAAGAATTTGCCAGCGAGTAGTGTCGAAGCCGGGTTCGTTGCGACCTTCATTAAGGTTGCGGCGACCATCTACAGATTCGTTCATCATCCCTGATTTTTTAGCTGTATTTAGGACTTTGACGATACGATTGTAAACTTCTTTAGCTTCGGAAATAGTGCGAGCACTATCTAGATACTCAACGATTTTGCGCTTTTGTGTCCCAGATAAATCGTCTCTCACAAAAATTTTGTTTAAATAGAGCGAACGTGCGGTAAGAAGTTGGGTTTCTTGAAGCTGTCCACGAAGAGCTTTGTTTTCGTTGACTGATTCTTTTTTATCTTCTTCTTCTTCTTCTTCTTCTTCTTCTGAATCTTTAGATTCCAATAGGCGAAGTTCTTTGCGAACTAGCTTACGTACTTCTTGTAGGGCTGCGGCTTCTTCTTCTTCGTCGTCTTCCATATCTTCCATATCTTCACCGGCATCTTCTTCGCCGTCTTCCATATCTTCCATGCCCTCCATATCTTCATCTTCGTCGCCAGTGACAGGTTCGCCATTAACATTAACATTAACATTAACATCTTCTGCGCCTGCGCCATCAAGATCGATATCTAGAGTTAAGCTATCATCTTCTGCTTCGGCTTCGGCTTGTTCACGTAGTGCACGTAGACGTTTGCGAGAACGAGCGGCTTCTGCCACTACTTCTTTTTCATCTAGTTCAAGCACGACTTCCTCTTCCATTTCATCAGCATCATCGCCTTCGCTCATGAATTCAGCAATTTCTTCTTCTAGCTGTTCCAGAAGAGATTCTGCTGATGGTTTCCCTGGCCATTCATTTTTTTGCTTGGTTGGGAATTTAGCTTTTTCAGCTTCGGCTTTTACATGATGAGGATTGCCAGAAGCTTTGTGGGCATGTTCTGCATCGCCACCTTCTGCATCACCAGCTGGATCTACATGACCAACTGCTTTTTCAAATCCCTCTGCGCCTTCGAAGAGTGATTTGGCGAATTCTTTTAATGAGTCTTTTCTTTTTGTTTGCATATTATTACCTTTTAGTAGTGGAATTTTGGTATAACTATATATTAAATTCAGATTTTCATGTAGCAATTCCAAGCGTTCTTCATTAAAAGAAAAGAGTCTAGGGGAAATTGCATTATTTTCCTTGAGATTAATTAAAGTTGTGTAAAGAGAATAAATTTCTTTTTCACAAGATTCTTTAATAAAATTTTTATTTGTTTTATTTGTTTTGCGAAGTCCTGTTACCGCTTCTTCAAGTTTTTCAAATTTTTGTTTATAATTTTTATATTCTTGAATTGGCGCAGGAGGTGCATTTGGATCTACCACTGGCGCTGCTGCGTTTGGAGCAGGGGCAATTGGTACTGGCTGTGCAGTAGGAACTGGTGCTGGTGCAGCTGGTGGCATTGCCATTGGCGCAGGAGATGCATTTGGGTCTACCACTGGCACTGGTGCTGGTGGAGGCGCAGGAGGTGCATTTGGGTCTACTGCTGCTACTGGTGCTGGTGCTGGTGCTACTGGTGCATTTGGGTCTACTGCTGGCGCTGGCGCTGCTTGTTCGGCAATTAATTTAGAGACGGCACTGTAAATTTCTGCCAAAGATTTTGGCATCTCTTCTGTTGGCGCAGACATTTCTGCCGGTCCCGGTGCTGGTGCTTGCACTGGTTGTGGAGCAGTCGGTTCTGCGGCCTCCGCTGGTGCGGGTGCCATTTCCGTTCCTGCTGCTGCTGGTTTTACTTCTGGCTGGAATAATTGGTCTATTGGAATTGTTATTCTTTGTCCACCATCGGGACCAGTTGTTATTGTGCCTAGAACTTGTGCATTTGGAGAAGCAATTGGGGGTGCTGCCGCTGCAACAGCCGCTGGTGGCATTGGAGCAGCCATATCTGCCTCTGGACCGCCAGCTGGCTCAATTGGTGCAGCTGCACCGGCATCTGGGCTTGGTGCTGGTGGTGCTGGTGGAGGCATATCTGCTGGTTCTTCTTGTTCCAGTATTACATTAATTTCTCTATCAATCATTTGTTTAATAACTGGAGAGATGGATTCCATTACAGCATTTTTTGCTTCGATGGTAGCGGCCTCTCTTAATTTTTTTGCTTCTATTAGTGCTTCTTGAAACAATGGTGTAGACATGGTAAACTCCTAAAAAATATCTATGTAATCTTATATATGTTATGGATTGCTAATATCTCTGGCTGTGCCAGAACCAATTCCTAATCTGAACGTGCGAACTCTGCCTGTTGCGGCACCTTCGCCTTTATTTTGGTAAACTTCTAGTTTTGGATTAAGTATTTCTTGCGGTCTTGCATTTACTGGTACTAAACCAACAACTTGTTGAGAAATTGCGGTAGCAGTTACACCATTTCCTTCTCCTGGGGATGCTACGTTTGGAGAATATGGTGTTGCTGGTAGACCGGCTGCACCTGTAGGTGTTTCATCTTTATCTCTTGGAGAAGAATAAATATCACCGGCAGCACCATCTGGTTTAAAATCACGCCGATACATGCCGAATCCATAGCTAACATTTTCTCCGTCATATCTTGCAAATATTTCCGCTGCATTTTGTGCGGTATATTCGCCAGTGTTGACTGGGGAAATAAATGCTCTAGTTAGATTTGATTGATCGCTTTTACCTAAGTTTCTGGCTCCACGGCCATATTCTCTGTTATTACCAACGGAATTATCAATTGTTTCATATTTTACGGTTGCTGACATAATAACACCTATTTATCTTGAATGTGTTTATAAATATATCATACCTTAGAAATAAAGATAGAATTAGGAAATTATCAAGTGCTTCTTGCTCTTGTTTTCCCAATAGTAGATCCAATTCCTAATGTAAATCTACGAACAACGCCCACATCATTGTTGTGGTTGAGAGAATCAAGATTTTTATAATTAGAATTTATTGGATTCAATTCAGTTATTGCGGTTGATAGTTCTGTGTCATTTATATTAAGACCTTTGACAGAATCTGTTATTTGATTGACGCCAGCAAACAAAGTGCCTTCTGGGACAATTGGTGAAGCTACGTTAGGGCTGAATGGTGTAGCTGGTTTTCCTAAACCGCCCATTTCTGTAGGTAAAAGATTTTTATCTCTTACAGTTTGATATTCCACTCCCGCTGTATCATCTGGAATAAAATTCCTTCTATACATCCGATATGAATCGTTTTCTCTATCGTATGATGAAAATTTTCTTTTAGCATCTGATTTAAAAACACTAGGCGTTAGCTGATATATTGGTGAATTCCGAAACGCATTCTTCAATGAAATATCGTTTCTTTGTCCAACATTGCCTTCGCCACGTGGGCCTTGATATGCCTTGGCAGGACACTTGTCAGGATCTGCCGTTTCATATCTTTCTGTTTCAGCTTCATGAGTTGTCGGAGGCGCTATGGGATCGGTTGGCATATTAATAATATTCCTTTATATATTTCTATTGAATAGTTGTAGATCCGACACCTAATTTAAATCTACGTATTTTACCAACATTATTGGATTGATTTGAAGAATCAACATTTATATATGTTTGTGGATTTAGAGTTGGGTCATTTATGATTCTATCGTTTTGTATTGCGTTCAGACCAGTTTCTATTACAGTAAGTTGATTGTAATCAGTAAAAATAGTTCCTTCATCTACTATTGGAGATGCTATATTTGGAGTATATGCAGTCCCAGGTTCACCATTTAAGCCTACCGTTGTTTGTTTTTTATCTCTAACTTTTCTATATTCTTCCCCTGCCGCCTCGTCTGGTTTAAAATCACGGCGGTACTGGGTGAAGTCCATATTTTCTCCGGTATAACTTTGATATTTTTCCGAAGCGTCTGTTATTTTATATGCATTGGACAATATGGGTGATCCAGCGAAACCTCTCAGTAACGAAGCATTATTTCTTTTGCCTAATTCCGCACCGCCAGAAACAGAACCATAACCAGTATTTCCTCGTGATGATATAAAATTTGGATTCGCACTTAACGCTTCGAATTTAGTGACGGGATCAGCCATAGATACACCTATATGAATAGGTATATGATTCGGAAATATTTATTTTATGAGATCATTCAAAGGAGCCTTTTTTAGCCCCAGGTAAAAATCCGCCACTTGATCCACCGGCACCAGATTGCGGACGGTTAGAAATTGGTGAATTAAAAGCTAAGCTTGCCCAACGGCTTGCAGCGCCAGAAGATTGACTTTGCTGTCTTTGCGCTTCTCTTGGAGGTAGCGGATTACGCTGCAAAGAATGACCACCGTTAGGTGATCCATACTCATTTAACATATTGTCCTGCTGCATGCCTCCTATTGCCCCTGGCATTGGCATGCCGTTCGGTAGGCGATTCATAGCAGCTTGTTGATCTGGTAATGAATTCATTGCTGTGTCAGCAAGAATTTGTTCCATCATTTGTGTTTGTTGTGGATTGCCACCAGCAATTTGTGCAGCAGCCATTTTAACTCTAGGGTCATTTAGGTAAGCTTGATTGTAAGCTTGATTTGTTCTTTCAGACACTAAACCAGTTACCATATGGTCTAATGCACCTTCAACAATTAATTCCTTAAGGCATTCTTTAATAATTGATTTAAATTCTGTTCTTTGGATTTTCATTATATTTACTTCTTTTTAAACTATTAAATATATTCCAATGATTTCATCAGTTGTTCAATGAAATCATTGATTATTATCATTAACTAGTACCCATCCATGGTGACTTCTTCTTTTTCCTGCAAGCAATTCACATAAATGATGCTTGGATAGTTTATGCTCTTTGGCAAACTCTTTGATGCCCTCAATTTTATTGTAAATCATTCCATCAGGAGATAGTAGTTTGATGTTCTCAATAATACGAAATCGAGAACTTTCTTTACCGATATATTTTCCTTTGCGAGCAGCGCTCATCTTCTCTAAAATTTCTTCTGCCTTACTTTCTCCGAAACGCTCTTGGAATGATTTTCCGGTAAATATTTTAGATAGATTTTCTTTTACCTCTGGTAAATTCATTGTAATAATTTTATTATCACTTATGGATTTTTTTATTTCAGACGCAAACTCTTCTCCGTAATATTCTTCATATGATTTTCCAAGCCTATTTTTTGACAATTTTTCAATAAAAATTTTGCCTTCTTCGGATTTATAGTATTTTTTCTTGGTTTCACTAATTTTATTTTTTAACTCTTGAGGCATTTCTTTTCGGCCATCACACTCTAGAATTATATTATATAACTTATGTGTTTTCTTATATTCATTTATCCATTGCCATTCTTTTAAATTTCTTGTTTCCTGTGTTGAGTCTGGCAATAACTCAATAATATGAAATTCTAGAAAATCGGTATGACCTAGCGCTTTGTAGCATTTATTGAAATCGTTCTGTAAAATAATATTAAAATGATTATTGTTTTTTAATCTAAGGCTATGGCCCGAAACCCACCTCTTTTTAACAGTGATTGTTTGGCCAATGTAAACTCTTTTGGAGTGCGTGTTAAATATTTTGTAAATGCAGGGAGATTGTAAATTACTGCCGTAATAATACTTCATAGATTTTAAATATCATTATGACCATTTCAGTATGGATATTATTATTTTTTTGTCTTCAGAGAAAGGATGTCATTGACTATTCTGTCTACTTTGTCGGATTTACTAAGGATTTTATTTATCTCTTCATTACTAAACTGACGTGATTCTGCAAGGGTCATGAAACTACCGGCTGTACTTGGCTCAGATACGAAATCCCAGCAGATAATTTGCAAATCATCTTGGACAACATTGACATTGTTTTCACGCTGGAGAGATCCTAATGCACGTGAGGATATCCCTGGTCTGCATCCTGCTTTGATGATGGCCTCAATGATTTTGCCACAAGGTGTATCAAGTATTTCTACTTTACCATAAACGACATCTCCTTCCATCCAGATTTCACGGATTGTGTGGGAGATATTTTTCATATTTACAATTGGTTCATTGGCATGATCTAGTTCACCGAAAGCACGTTTTTCACGGATTAATTTTTCATAGTTCCGTATTTCACGTTCTAGGATGTCTTTTGGGTAGACACGACCATTTTGGTTTAGTGCATTTGCTCGTTGCAGAATACCGCTAAGGATCATTGGCCCTCCTTTTTCGGTAATTTTTTTTACATCTTCATCAAGGTACTCAAAGCTTGTGAATTCTTTGAGTAGATATTTTTTATTTTCTGTGGTCATTTTGATTTTACCTCATGTTCAAGTTTAGATAAACCAAGATAAAACCCGACCATATCATCATTGACGGATGAAAAATCGCTATATTCTTTGAGAAGAGTATTTTTTACTTCGCTTAGTTTATCGATAAGAACTTTATCGTTTACAAATTCGTGTCTATGGGCTGGCAGCACTGCGAGGAATTTATTTTTTATTCCTGACAATTTTTCTACCAAGCTTTCTTTTACTTGTGCATCATCTTTACTGAAAACATAAAGACGGATCACATCTTTTTGTTCTTCATTTAGATTTGAGTATTTCTTGTTTACCTTTTCGGTCATTAGATTTACTACAAGACGATCAACGTCTTCAGTTGTCATTTGCAGTGCTTGTTGGCTATCGTCCTTGCTATTATTGTTCATCATGAAATCAATTAATTTTTCTTCAAGGTATACAGTTTCGCCAACCACACTTTCTTTGAGAGTTTCATCTCTCCAAGTATTTAAAAGAACCTGGATTACTCCTAATTTCTTATAGTCTGTAATAGCTTCTTCGAAAAACAAATCGGCATTAAGGTTAGAATTGACTTCATGAATCAGGCTAGTTTTTTCTAACTCCAATCTAGCTTGGCTTTGATATTTCACTGCTTCACGGACACGATTTATAAGATGCAATGCTTGTTCTCGATTTGAGACATTTGCTTCTGATAGCACTTTAAAGAGTTTTAATTCTTTATAGAGATCTGTTCCACGGTTCAAATGTTTTTTCAGCAAAGTTTTTGCTTTTACGATGTCGTTATCTCTATTTTCTAAAATAGCTTTACCGATAAACCGTGTGAAAAATTCATAAAGTAGGCCGATGTTTCGTTTTTTATTGTGTTTTAGCTTTTGCATAATTTATTTTTACCCGCATTACAGTTATATTAGATAGCTGCGTGCCTAGCTAGCTTATCATAAATAGAATTTACTATTCTGTTTTTAGATCTTTTTCTATTAAAAATAACATATCTGATTGATCTTCTGAAGATTTTTCATTTACCAGTTCAATTCCTTTAATTTCAAAATCTCTTTTCATGGATTCATTCATTGTTTTTAATGTAGATTGCATTTCTTTTGAAATTTTATATGGTAGTTTTCCACGACCAAGCAACTCATTTTCAATCTGACTTTCTTCAAGAACAAATTTTCTTGTATAATTTGAACTCTGGGTATCATACGGGTCTTTAGAATAACGATTATTTGTTATATCAAGCATGTCTTTAAAGTTAGGCATTGCCAAAGCACTGATGCCAGTGAATTCTTTGCTTCTTTTATTCCTGCGGAATGCTTTATCAAGATTTGGCGTTGGGTTAAGTTTAATTGGAGCGCCTGAGTTTTCTCCATTTTTTTCCTTTTCCAATTTTCTTTCTCTGCGAAGTGCTAGTTCATCTTCTTGATTTTTTAATTCGATATCTCTTAGTTGTTTAGGGTCTGGCGCAAAAGGAGAAGATGGTACGCTATAGTTACCCTTATCAAAAATATCTATATTTGAGTCGAGGGAATTATCAAATGGTGGATTTTCTGCTATTTTCTTAAGCTCGGCCATTGCAACTTGATCTTGACGGGCCTCAAGACGGATTTGATTTATTTCTTCTGGGCGAAGTCCAAGAATTTCTTTTTGAATATATGGCATACTCATAATGCCTGTTTCTTTAGAAACTTCCCAAGCTTTTGCCGCTATTTCTATTTTTTGAGAAACCAATGCTAGTTTTTGCTGGACTGCTACTGTCGAAGGGTTGGAGAATTTAAGTTCAAAGTTTAATAAATCATCTCCGCTGAATCCAAGTGCATACAAATGAATGATTGCAAGTTTATTTAATTCAGCAATCATGATTTTTTGTAATGTTGCAATTGTGCGAGAAAATCTAATGTCCTCCTGAGCCAATGTACTTTTGCTGTTGTGTACTACCACGCCTTGTTTTACAAGGAAGTTGTGTGTCTTTTCTACTTCCAAGTCATATACCCAAACACCCTGTGTGGCTTCATCACCGCACTCTTTTATTTCTATCTGAATAACTTTGTGATTGAAACAAAGATATTGTTTTTCAAATTCACGCCAGCCAGAAATATTGTTTTCTCTGAATATTCTTCCGACTACTCTAGAGCTACATGGTGAATTGTTCTGTGATGATTTTCTGAAATGCAGATATTCTGTTACATTGTTTTGTTTACAGTATTCAACAAGCCAATTCAAATCAAAATGTTTAGTAGCTCTTGCAGCCCAATGATTTTTACCAAACAATTTTTCTCTAACTTCTGGTTTTTGTAATATCTCTTTATTTTGCTTGGTTTTTATTGAACGATATTTCTCGGTACTCCAAGCGGCTTTCATGTTTCTGGATACTACTTGTTTTATTTCTTCCCCATGGACCCATGAACGCAAAGCCGATTTTGGATCGTTCATTTGTTGTTTCATTTGTCTTGATTTTATATTACGGTGTCTAGATGCCGAAAGCGCAGCAAGTCTACTTGGCTCTCGTTTTATCATTACATCTGGTCGTAAAATTGTCGATGAAAGATTTTGTGAATGTAGTTTTCTATGGCTGTACCAAGTCATCTCTTGTAGATTTTTTGGACTATTATTTAGTTTATTAAAATCTACATGGTGTACTACTCTTTGTTTACCTATAGTATAACCACCATTGTTTTCAGCTTGCCAGTCAGATACCATTTTGTGTGTATATTTCCATTCACCAGTTTTATTGTCAAATACCATTTCATATCCATCCAGTAAATCTTTGTCTTGTTTGGAGGATAGTTTTTTATACACAGGCATCAATGAGTCATTAACAGTCAATTCATCAGCACGTTTATAGACCCCGTTTTTAAACAGGAATGGGTGATTTTCCGTACAGTCGATATATTCTCCATTGTCTAAATAAATCCGATATGTTGAATTTACTTTTTTGGTGGCCCACGCTTTGTTTATTTTACCTGGAACAACTGTCCCATCAAGTAAAGTCGAATAGCAATAAGCTTCAGTTAATTCTCCATTAGCAAATTTATCTGAAAGTTCTTTGATAGTGGGGCTAGAACCGTCAAGTAAAGGTATTTGCGTTTCTCCGACCAAGCATGATATTGCTTCATCGTATGTAAGGTACGCCTTTGGTACCATGAGGGCAGCAATAAGTTTTTTCTGGATGTACTCCACATCTTCTGTGGCCGTTGTATTTTGTCCACCCGCAATAGATTCAATTTTAGTCTGATTGTTTGGTCTAGTTGGTAGAAAGTAATCCTCATCTACGGAGTTTTTTAGAAATATTGCCGAAATTTTTTCTTTAGAATTACCCGTATCATCATTAGATACAGCAGCAAAATTGTGACGATCTTCTTCACCATTTGGCCCAACCACTGTCATGCAATAAACATCAACTGTTTCTGTGACTGTCTCAACTATTGAAATTTTATGATTAAGATATTGATGAGAAGAGAATGAGTTTTTGAAATCCACATAAGATTCAAAACCAGCATAGTTAGAAATATTCTGTGCAAGTATTCTATGGTTTGGGATTTTATTTTGACGTTTCGTATTAGCGTTTGCTTCTTTTATCGCCGCTACGAATTCAATATTATTTTGTAATCTTGCCCCAAATTCATCTCGTGAAATAGTTGGGTTAGCAGACAGCAAATCTTTAGCTATTTGCAAGCATTTTTCCGTAAATTTAAATCTCATTGCTTGGCAACGTTCCGCCTTGTTCAATGACCATGAATTAAATTGAGCAGCTTTTCTGATTTCATTATGCTCTTTGTGAAGATCAGAACCATTGTATAGCTGAGATAATTTTTGGCCCTTTTGATATTTTATATTATTCAATGACACACGGGTGCTATGTAGTTTTGAACGATTGTATCGTGTCAATCTACGAGAATTTTCTTTTAATACTTCGGGGCGAAGCAAAGTATGCTCAACCATTTTTGCATGAAGCTCTCTATGTTGCCAAAAATTCATTACTTCTAGATTTCTTGGAGAATTATTTCTTTTATTAGTTTCTCTTTCCCATGGACACTTATGATGAACCACAGGTCTCGCTGTATTCTGCCATTCATTCTGGTAGAAGTTTTTTGCAACTAAAGAATGAGTGGTTTCATATTTCTGGGTTTCTGGGTTATAGCACCGTTCATATCCTTTGTCCGTAATCTCTCTATAAAGGGGCATTAGAGACATTCCAGGGATCAATTGGTCCGCTCTTACACTTGAACCATCACGAAGCACGTAAGGGTGCTCTGGTGCAGTTTTAAGGCTAGTTCCATCATCAAGAGTTATCTTGATTAATTTATTTGCGGTATAATTTTTACCACACCATGCTACTTTACCTGGAACTATTCCGAGGCTAGAGTCCTGAATAGAATATACCCAGTTTTCTTTTCCTGTATCGTACTCTTTCGCAAGCTCTTCAATGGTTATTGTTCTGCCGTCAAGCAGTGGAATCCCAGTATCTTTATGCACGGGCAATGGGTTATATCTGAAATCCTGACGACCTTGCTGCTGCTCAATTACGGAAGCACCTCTCATCCCCTCCTTGACGGCCTCCATATATGATGGAATATCGTTTGGATGGACTGCTGATACATCTATATAAAACACACGACGTTCCGGTGATCGCACTAAGCGATATACCATCATCGCATCTTCCATCATTGTTAACTGACGCCATGACCTACGTGCAGATTCAAGAAAGCTTGTTCCATACGGAAGGAAAAGATCATTTCCAAGAATACGGAAATGTAGCATCTGCCAGTTTTCTAAATATTTTCCGCCACGAGTTATCAGGCGATAACGAACAGCATATGGATCATGTTTATCGAATCCTTCTTCACGTTCGATTTCATTGACTGGCAATGGTTCAACATTAATAACGCCAAAATCTGGTACTACTTCAACATAACAAAAATAGTCGCCATTTTTAACTAAATTTCTCACCATTCTACGGGCATTAAATTCAATATTAACAACTTCGTAAAACAACTCTTCTAGCGCCTTTTGTACTTGTGCATTTTCTGAGTAAATGTGGAATGTTTTTCCTTTTTCATCAGTCGCACAAGACTCGTCAGCATATACATTTAATGCAGTAGCGATCTCAGCCGTATTGTGGGCTATGAGAGAATCTGTCGCAAAGTTTTTGTAACCATCGACAGTGATATCATACAGGTCAGTTATCCCATAATACTCAATGCTTTCAACTTTAAGATTTTCATATGTCGAGGCGAATTCTGACCATGTATTATATTTGTGTTCTTTTAACCTAGCATTTATTGGAGTAACTGAAGATTTTAGTTTCTTGGCGAGCGCTTTTTGACTTAGCCCTTTTGTGTATGCGTTGCAGATCGATTCAAACGTTAGATCGCTACGATAGCGATTGTTACTAGATCCTTTATTTTCTCCGTTATAAGGTTTCCAGCCAACGCAGTATGCTTTTGCGAATGAAATAAAATCATTAAAGCCTTTTAATTTTAGTTTTCTTTTAATTGTATTGAGGTCAGTATCAAACGCTCTAGCGACAGCATGTAAATTATAACCGTTTTCATCACACCATTGCAATATTCTTTCAAATTTAATATCTTTTCTTTCTGCTGGGTTATTTTCTTTCATCCAAGCCGAGTGACGTTTCTTGAATGCTGATATCCATTCTGAGTTGGTTTCTTTGTCCCATTTTTTACCATTCAGTATTTTTGCGTGCAACGTTTGATGTGCCTCCAGTGTCATAAGCTCTAGATTTTCTAGTCGATTATCGTGAGCTTGAAAATTTTTATGATGAACAACTTCGTTTGCAGCCAAACCTTTTCCTGTGATAAATTTACCTAACAATCTGTGCTCCGATATCCATCTAGATGGACTATCTTCTTTATTCATCGTGTATATAACTTGATAACAATTTTTTTGAAGCTCTGGTCCTGTTTTTTGTCCGACAAGAGATCGTCGATAAAATGGCATCATCGCATCACCAGACTTAAGATCACGAATTTCACAATAAGTACCATCTCGTTTCATGAGACGATGATCCTCTGTTCCTATAATTTCTTTGCCATTATCAAATTTAACTCGATAAGCATGAGTGGTTGTAGTATGTCTTGCCTGACGTGCCACTGCCGGAAAAATTGCACCTTTTTTGTGATCGTAAGAATATACAATGAAATCTTTTTCTAATCCATATTCTTCAGTTAGTTCCTTGAGTGTTTTATATCCTCCAGGCACTGCAATTTTAGTGTCACCATGCAAGCAGTTTTCCATTTCTGCGAACTCTGCATATCTTGAATTGCGATCGAGGATACCATAAGCACCCATGACGGAAAATGGCGATGCTTCCCGTTTAAACCCAGATGCACCATAATATCCTAGATTGTTTTGTACAACTTGATTATCGTAGAAATTTTTATAATCTTGCCCTTTTACTTTGCGGCGAATTGCTGGGCCACTTCGGAAAAGACGAGTTAAACGTTGATAGAAACTTTTTTGTTGATTTGCCATATTATTCTTCTTTAATTATCTCAAAATTCCAAGGTTTATTATTTTTAATTTTACCCGCACAAACTTGACTTATATAAGACTGACTAATTCCCAGTTTTTTACCAGCGGCAGACATGCTATCAAAAACTAAAATCTCCCCAGAGTCTTTATTAATTATCTTCACTCTTGTTCTTGGGCCATGGTAGTTTCCTAGTAGTTTTTCTCTAATTAATGTTTTTGTCTTATTAGAATGTGTTTTGCCGTAAAAATGATTTTTATTTCCCTGCATAGTTTTTGAAATTTTATTTTTACTCTGCTCTGTATGTCCATTTCGGATTGGATGATGTGGCGATAGAGGTTTGCCAACGTGAGATCTTCTTATTTTTTCCTTTGTGGCATCTGATATTTTTCTTCCGATGGATTTTTCGCTTAAGATCTTTTTTGTTTTTGCTGAGTGTTTTTTTCCAAGCCAACTACCAGCAATTTTACAAATATTGTAACAAACCGAATTATTACCAATTAAATCTATATATTTTTGTTCTTCGGTAATTAATAAATCCTTTGATATTAACTCAAGAACGGTAAAAACTAATTTTTTGTTACCAGAATTATAATCATGTTGTAAAAATGCGTTATGATGATAATTTCCTTTTAATTGACAAAGGTGAACGTGCATTCTTTTATATAGATCGACTGCACTGCCAACATAAAATCGATTGCTATCTAAATTTTCTATGAGATATAAACCTGATTTATTTTTGTATGAATAATCTAACAGCCCTAGTCTTTTAAACAAAAAATTTTTTTGCTGCCATGTCATGTAATTGACTATTTTCTATACACTTAGTTATATTAAGATATTTTAAAATTAATAAAGCAATGCCAATACATGGTATATTAAAAGAAAAAATAGAATATGTCGCATCTTATGTGCAGGGATCATGCACGGATTGGTTTTTGGTAAAAAAAGAAATAGTCAGATCGATGCCTGGGCATCTGAGAACAAATATTGGATTCTCCATAAGACATAGAAACACAAAGAAAATGCTTATCAATGATTTCGACAGGGAAGTTATAAGCTACTGGAAGCTACTTACAGGTATAGACTTATTCATTGACCCCGCTAGGTTGCATGACCCAACGTGGGTCCATAGACCAAAGGGATGGGCTTTAAATGGCAACAAAGAAAAATATTTACAAGCGTCAAATGCAGAAAAAAAGGATGGAGATCCTTGAAGCAGTTATAGAAGAAGAAATAGATTCTGTAATATCTGAGCTGACTTTGCTGAATGAACAGGATGATGGTGGAGATTATAGTGACAACTATCCTTCAGCCCCTACATCCGGCTTTGGTGGTGGCTACGGTGGCGGTGGCGGTGGCGGTGGCGGTGGCGGCGATAGTACAGGTTCTGGACCCTTAAAGCAAGGAGGATTTATCGGATCTGTAATGGGCCTAGACGCTTTACGAGGAGCATGGGCAACAACTAAATCAACAGCTGCTAAATTAGTCGCTCAGGGAATTTCACTGTTGGGTACTTTAGTTGGCGGAAGTGTTGCCGCCATAATTCCCTTTAATGATCCTGCTGCGGTTAACTACGTTGCAGATAAAATGAGGGCCTGGGAGGGTAAAACTTTAAAAGGCATCGAAGAATATTATAAAAAAGATATGGCCCAAGTTGAAGCTGGCTGGGAGATGTTTAAAAAGGACTTTTGGGGTGTTGGTTTCTTTATAGCTCCTTTTAATATGGTAACTGCCGCTGCGACTACTGCAAAAGGAGCCGAGGCAGCTGCCACAATGCTTAATATAATCAGTGCCGGGAAAGCAAATGCGGCTTTAGAATCCGTGTCTGAGTTTTTGATGCTTAATAATATTAACGATCCTGGCTCCTACCGTTCTTATATGCAAAATAAAAAATATGAAAGAACGCAAAATAAAGAAAGAGCGAAGCAAAGCCCGTTTAGGGCACCGGGCACAACGGATGCCGACGAATCCGACATGGAAAAAGCAGCAAGAAGATTAAAATCGCTATCCACAACAGAGCGACAAAGATATTTTTCAGGTCTTTCAGCAAAAGAAAAAGAAGAAATAAAAAAATACATGGGAATAACTGAGAGTATTGGGTATATCGAAGATGATATTATCATTGAAGGATTTATTCAAAAAATCTTTGGCAAAGAATCAAAAGCAGAAGTACCAAATGAATTAATAACATCTGTTGGAAATTGGAAAAAAAATAAACCAGATCCAAGTCCCGCTGGTCCAAAAATTAAAAAAATAGAAAAAATAGTTGGCCCAGAACAAATGAAAGAAATATTAAAACAAGTCATAGCTCAAACGCAAGTAGCATCTGATGAGCAAAAATTCATCGACCGCTATTTGCCAACATTTTTTCAAGCAACGATGGGGCCGGAGTATGTTCAAGAGATAAATCAGCTTGCAACAAAATATCCAGTAGATCCAACAAAACTTGCCAATATGAAAAAACCTGAAACTATCTCTAAAGCTATTGATGATTCTATTGCGGCCATTGTCAAAAAGAATAAAAATGTCGATCCTTCAAAGGCAAAAAACGCAATAGAAAAAAGTAAAGCAATTGTCTTACAGTCTTTGCAAGCTGTTAATCCACCCATTAAAGCAGCTGCTCCTAAAGCTGTCGCTGCTGTTAATCCTACTCCTATCGCTGCACAACCTGTTGCTGCCCCTACTGCTCCTGCTGCGGTCACAAATACATTAGCTGCTCCCACGGCACCAGCAGCTAATGTTGCAAGACGCTAAAATTTAAAATTATACAAACCCCTGCTGTTTCTATTAATATAGACAATGTTTACGGAAAAATATTGCCATATGAATAAACGCAAAACACAAGATTACGATCCAGACTCAATGCCAGAAAATTTTAACGATCTTCGGCCAATCGTTTCAGATTTTGTTTCACGTATGCGGACTCTTGAAAATGAAGAGCAAGTATTACGTGAACAAAAAAAGGAACTGGTTGAAGAGTTTTCACAAAAGCTTGATACAAAAACACTAAAACTTGCTCTGAGATTGGTTGATATCAAGAAAAAAGTTCAACATAAGCATTATTTTGATTTATTCCTAGAAGTTTTAGAAACAGGTGTATCATGAGTGTATCAAAACAACAATCAAGAAAATTAAATTTTATACCAGAGATTCTTTACGAAGCTCCAAATTACCCAGGTGAAAAAGTATCTCCAATACCTTACATGGTAATACCAAAAGATAAAGATATGCCCACCGGCCTATTCCTTATGGAATATAAACAGACAGGCGAGCATGAAGTTGGAGACTCTGGTAAACCAGAAGAGATCATGGACGGTCCACATCCACACATGTATATTGATTTCAAACATCTTGAATCTGTTTTAGAAGAACAATTTCCTCAATTGGATATGGGGATAGCAATTGACAAAATTCGCATTGGTCTAGGTCTAAAGCCTTTGGCTAAAGCACGAAAAGATGGCAATGATTTAATCAATAGGGTTGTTGAAAAAGCAAATGAAATTGCAACACATGTAAAAGCTACTCAGGAAGAACGAGTAGCTCAGTATGAGCAAGAGATTAAAGAAGAAAATAAAGTTGACGAGGTTAATTCATGAGATTTCATCCAAGCGTTGTAGAACAAATAATTCTTAACTGTAGAAATTTTGGCGGTCATGCATCAGAAAAAAAACTAAGAGATATTCTTAGTCAAAAACGATATGCAGTTTATGCTGGTGATCGTCAAGACATGATTCTTGTCGATGCAGACCAATATATCAATGAAGCGATGAGCCGTAGACAATCAACTAATAGCATTGTTCCAATGGCACTGCACACTTCTGCTTTTGAGAAAATATTGTATTTTTTTGATTTATATTCTGGATATGACTCAGAACAAAAGCTGAGAACTTCACTAAGCAAACTAGAATTTACGCCTTATGAAAGAAAAATGGCAAGTAATGATGTTATTCTTGTTTTGACTGAAGATTATATGAAGGTTTTACAAGGAACTCCAAAGTTCTGATAGGATATAATAATGAGTTATACGATTGGTCAAGTAATATATGTCCTTAGCAATAAAACTCAAACTGTTTTACCGGGCATCATAAGACAAGAAATAGTTAACCGTTCTCTGGATGGTGAGAGCGTTTCATATAAGATTGCAATTGGACCGCCAGAAAAACAAAGAATTGTTGATCTTTCCAGTGTGGATGGCGAAGTTTATGGCAGTATTGATGAAGTAAGGAATGTTCTTATTTCTAGGCTGACGGCATTTGTTGATGATTTATGTGCAAATACTATGGGACGTGTAAATTCTTGGTATGGCAATGTTGATAAATCCTCCGCAGCGACAAATCAAACTGGCGAAAAATTAGATCCTTCTGTTTTTTTGAGTGAAGTAGGAAATCAACCACGTACTCAAACGGCAAATAATGCCATGAATAATTTTCGATCAGCCTTATCTGATCCAGACCTCAACACAAGAGAAGTCATGATGCCAGATGGCTCTGTTCGTAAAATAGCAGTTAACTTACCACAAGAATGAAAAAACAATGAGCAAAGCAGGACAAATGGTAGCAGCGGAAATGCAACAAAAGCCATCAGTGAACGAAGTAACATTTGGCCAAGAGGCACATACTCAATTACTGCAAGGAGCAGAAATTCTTTATCGTGCCGTAAAATCTACGATGGGTCCGTCAGGGCATAATGTAATTATTGATACCGGGGTAACTGCACCAATAATCACAAAAGATGGAGTCACGGTTGCCAGAAGTATTAATTTAAAAGACAAGCTTCCTTCTATTGGGGCGGAACTTATTAAAGAAATTGCAAGTAAAACAAATGAATTGGCAGGTGACGGGCCACAGCCGCTATACGCTAAAGTATTAACACCGCACGGATGGACGACATTAGGTGCATTAAAAATAGGTGACTCAATTTGCGGTACCAATGGAACTGTACAAAAAGTTCTTGGTATCTTTCCAAAGGGAATGAGAGATATATATCAAGTTATTATATCTGACGGCAATCGCAACACAATTTCAAGAACAGTAGAGTGTTGTGAGGATCATTTGTGGAGTGTTAACACAAATTATGGAACTGAAAAGGTGATGACTACAAAAGCGCTATTAGAAACGGGCGCTGTAGCTCAACTTGGGGGTAGAGGAAGATTTTTTATTAATAAAACACCAGTTGAATTTGAAAATTCAAGTGATTTAACAATAGACCCGTACTTACTTGGCGTTCTTCTTGGAGATGGCAGTCTCTCGCAAAAACATGAAATTGATATTTCGGTTGGTCTCAAAGAAAACTATATTCTTGATAATATAGTTTTGCCAGATGGCTGTAAGCTACGTAAAAGATATTATACATCCACAAAACATTATATAAAAGCCTCAATTACTGGTAGTCATCGTGCAAAACAACCAGTTCATGGACAAAAATCCATCATAAAAAATCATTTAGAACAACTTGGACTCCTTGGAAAAACAAGCCACACTAAATTTATTCCAAAGCAATATTTGTATTCAGTGACCGCAGTCAGAGAAAAACTACTAAATGGCTTGATTGATACAGATGGTAGCATTAACAGTCGTGGATTATTTGAATATAGCACGGTTAGTAAACAACTGTGTCAAGATTTTGTTGAGTTATGTCGAAGTCTTGGCAAATCAGTCAATATACAAACTTATGCAAGAAAACATAATGATGGATCTTATAGTACTAAACCAATTTACAGAATTACCGAGCTAAAAGGTAATAAGTGTGGAATGCGTATTACTGATATTAAAAAACTTGATAAGCAAACTGAAATGATGTGTATCAAGGTCAGTAATCAAGATTGCTTATATATTACAAATGATTATGTTCCAACGCACAACACCACGACGGCTACCGTTCTAGGATACTCAATGCTTCAGCAAGGTGTCAAGATGATTGCTACTGGCCGCTCATCTATTTCCATCAAGCATGGAATGGAGTGGGCGACGGAAAAAGTTACAGGATGGATTAAAGAAAATGCAATACCCGTAAGAAATAATGATGATATCATTAATATCGGAACTATTTCTGCCAACGGAGATCGCTCTATAGGGATATTACTTTCCGATGCCATTTCTAAAGTCGGACAAGATGGAATTATTACAATTGAACCAGCAAAAAGCGTGAAAACAACGCTTGACGTTGTTGAAGGCATGCAATTTGAATCTGGTTTTGTTTCTCCTTACTTTGTTACAAATCAAGAAAAACTAACTTGCGAACTAACAGAGCCCTACATTCTTATAACAAATCGTAAGCTTAGCTCATTAGCAGATATTTTACCAGTACTTGAACAGGTTGCCAATGCCAATAAACCTCTTTTAATTATCGGTGATGAAATTGAAGGCGAAGCTTTACATACATTGCTTGTAAATAAAATGAAAGGTGTTTTATTTTCTTGTGCCGTTAAGGCACCAAGTTATGGTGATAATAGAATTGATATTTTATCAGATATTGCTTTGGTTACTGGCGGTAGTGTAATTGATGCCAGTTCTGGGACAAATCTAAAAAGTGTAACCCTAAAGGATCTTGGTAAATGTAAACGTGCCATTATCTCCAGGGGCACAACTACACTTGTGGGCGAAGACAGTGCCCGTAAATTACTTATCGATGAGCGAATTGAGCAACTGCGTTCACTATTAGCAACGAATGTGGCGATTGATGAACTGAAACGTGATAACACAAAAAAGCGACTTGCTAAGCTCGCTGGTGGTATTGCTGTTATTAAAGTTGGTGGATCGACAGAAGTTGAAATCTTTGAAAAGAAAGACCGTGTAGAAGACGCTTTAAACGCCACGATAGCGGCTGTTCAAGAGGGAATCCTCCCAGGTGGTGGCACGGCTCTTTTCTATGCCTCAGAATGGCTGCAAAGAGAAATGGCGATCAATGCGGACGACCTTCTTGAAGATGAATTGGCTGGGGCAAAAGTTATTTTTGAAGCATGCCGCCAGCCACTTCGTGTTATTGTAGAGAATACAGGTCGAAGTGCTGATGTTGTTATGAATGAATTAAAAAACATGGCAAATGACAAAGCAAGAAGTGTTTTAAATGATATTGCAGGCAAAACCAATAGACCATTAGAAGCTGTTGAGAATAAAGTTAAAACAATGGTCAATGAACGAATTCGCCAAGGGTACGATGCGAGAAAACATGTTTATTGCGACTTAATTGATTGTGGAATTATTGACCCTCATAAGGTGGAACGTGTATCGCTTTCTCATGCATGTTCTGTGATTGGTCTTCTCTTGACCACAAATGCAGTTGTTGTTACTGGCCAGCAATAAATAACAAATATATAATACTAGGAAACAAAGGTAATAATATGTCAATAGGAGATTCAGTTAAAGTAGGTATGGGTAGCATTGTTCATGGTGTGGCATCGGATAACATTCCTGTGTTTGAGCTTGAAAAAGATAATATTGGAAATGTTCGAATTGACATGAATGGTTGTGTTTTCCCAAGACCTGTTGGCGGTGTAAAAGGTGGTCTTACTGCTAAAATAGTAGGAGAACCGGTAAAAGTCCAGAGATCATATGTTGAACGAATGACCGAAACCACAAAAGGTTTTGGAGGTAGTGATCTTGTGATGCTTTTTCCTGTTTTCTTTGAATATTATCAAAAAACTGCTTATATTCACCAAAATCACATGCACATCATACATGGTCAAATAACATGAAAAAAGATTGCCCTTGCAAAATACTGGGGCCTTTAATTTTTCTGTTTCTAATAGAATGGCTACTTTGTAGAAATAATTTAATTTTTAATTTACACTACGCAATACCAGAAATAATACTTGGAACTATGATGTATTTAAATATTTCCAAAGATAAAACATTATCTAAGATAAATAAAAATATTACATTCACTGATTCTAATTTGTTTTTAGTTTTATTTCTTGGAATTATTATAAGATCAATCGCAACAGTGATCGTAACGAAAATTTAAATTCACTAAACCGTTGTTCTATCATCTGTTATCTTAATATCTATAAATTGATCTTGTTGAAGATCTGTGTTTATTAATTGCAGTCTGTAGAAATTATCTGGTCCATACCTTAACACATTTAAATCTTCACCGCTTTGTCTTTGTAAATCAAAGTACTCTGGATTGAACACTACAGTTACTTGGCTATAACCCTCATTTTTTATTGTATCAATAAAGGTATCTTTATTTAGATAAAGATTTGGGTATGGTTTTGGTGCTCCTGGCTCTGATATATCTACTCTTCCAATTGTATTACGCTGCACATTGAATTTGACACCTATTTGATTACTGTAATTTGTAGTAATGCCATGAGCGTCTACGGCTGCGACGGCATAGATATAATAATCCTCCTTGTTGAATTCCTCATCAATAAAACAAGTTGGAGTTACCACGGAAAGATTTTTTAAATCATTAACTCTCGTAACAACGGACATATCGATTGCATCTTCTCCGTTTACAAATTTAAAAACATTTCCTGCGATATTATAAATTACGCCGGATGCTTGCTGTAAATCATTAAAATCATACATTTTAACAAGTTCAAAAGGCAACTGTGCCGGTCTAACTGGCCCTACATTTTTTCTCCTAAATACCTGAAAATATTTTATATGCCTACGTATATCATTTGGAAAATTCCATGATAATACTAGTTTTTTTAAACTATAATCCCACTGTATGAAGAAATCAGTAGGTGGCTGCGCTGGATTTTCATCTATGCAATTGGCCACTGTTCGCATAACTTTTCCCGCAACAAGATATGTTCCTACAAAGTTTATTTTTTGTTCTGGGTCAAAGGCCAAAGTTTGTATTGCAGTCACTACTTTGATATTATAAACATACTTTTGGTTATAAAGTATTTCTGTGTCAAATAGTTCATTTGTTTCTGGATTTTCAATATAAAATGTTTTCTTTTCAACAAGTGAGCTATTTTGTAATCTATATCTATCAATAATATAGCCCGTGGTTTCATAGGCAAAATTATTATTTGTATTTACATCTTCTACCTTAGTGCTCACTGGTGTTTCTAGAGTTAAATCATATTGTGATCCATTGAAACGATTTGCATAATCTCTAATCGATACTTGGTCTTCAAATTTTTGAGCAACTGCATCAATAATGTTTTTATTCAACGGAGTTAAAGAGTCGTTCAATAGTTTTTCATGCAACATTGTTCCGTATATTTTTTTTGTTACTGGAACAACGATATTTTTCATCTGCATATCATCAATTGGACTGCTTGACTCTTGTGATGTTCTTGTGGCATTGCTTTGTGCATAATTTAGATATTTAGAAATAAATTCCTGTGATAAAAGCTCTGGTGTTGATTCATGAATTGCTTTATATGCATCATTTAAACTTGCATTTCTGCGATTATAGTTAAGCTGCTCATAAAGCCTACTCATATAAGATTGAGTTTGTGTTACGAAATTTGTTTCTTGTTGCTGAAAATTTGAAAAAGCCTTAACATAAAAATCTTCTTCATCTATGACTTTTGCCGCATTTTTCTGTATCGATATACCGATGAAATCTGTCCTTGCTTTTTCTGCTGACTCCACGATAACCTTACTCCAAGATAGTTTAACATATCTTGGAACATTTTTAGAAAACTCTACTGTATTTGGGTTTGCCAATGTTGTTATATTGGCGTTGGTCAGTTCATCTGTAGTGAAAAAATTATACACAAAATCATAATTAAATTCTTTAATTTCTGGTAAATCTATAGAAGTAACTGGCAAGGACGGTAAAGAAGAACCAACTGTTATTGACATTATTGTATTAACTCCACATTAATAAAGTACTGATCGATCACAAAATCTTCTGAGTATTTATATAGCTCATTATCTTCAGTGTATACTTGGTTTGAGCTATACATCAATCCTAGCATTTCTTTACCTTCTACAGTCTTACTCATAGCTTCTACATCTATAGGAAATTTATCTGAGTCAAACATAATAGTATATGTTCGATCGTATTCTTTTTCTCTAAACACTGTTCCTGGTATATCGTTACAAAGAGTCAGCATTAATTTAACATCATCTAGCTTATCTTTAAACTGATCAAGTAATGTTTTATATTCTGGCGACATAAGTTTAACTTTTGACAAATCTGCTGCACCTGAACCAATTTTCCCAAGCTCAGTATTAAAAGTATTTATTTCATTTTGGCTATATTTTATATAAGTTTCTTCAGCGGTATTTAGTCCAGTTAATAAATGCAAGTATAAATCAAGCATAAAGCTTTCAAATAAATTACGGCTTAATTCTTTAGCTAAATCTCGACGATCCTGCGATATGCTATAATATGGATCGGTGGTAGAAAAAACTTCTGCATTTTCTGCTATTACTTCGGTAAATGGATTATCTTCATCGAAGTCATAGAATTCAAACAATGTTACTAATTGGTCATAGCTTTGATTCGCCAGCAACTCCATGGGATATCTATCGAATCCCCTTGCAAATAACGAAAGGTCAAATTTAATTGACTGTGGTTTATAAATTACAGCCTCATTATTTTTATTTAATTTATAAACCTTAATGTTTATTACATCATTTGTTTCTTGTTGTAGTTTACCGTTGTATGTTTCGGATTTATAAAGCCGTGCCGACAAAGCGGAATCGGTGAATCCGTATGGAATTCCAACTGTCGCTATTTTATTTTTACCACTCAAAAATCTATGGTTCTTTAAACATGATTTTAGTGCGACGTAATTTTTATCACTAATTGATTTTCCACTTGGTAAATAAAAATTTAGTGATGGATTTCCAGTTGGATTATATGAGTTCAGTTTATTTAAAATATAATTTAACGTATTTTTTGCAGTTCTAGCAGTTGACAATGAATTTGGATTTGTAGTGGACATTGATGACAAAACACTGATTTCATTTGGAGACGGAGCAACTACATTTTTCATTTGCGAGTTCATACGATCAAAAAATAATATTATATTATCAATGATTTCGTCTTCCTGCTGTAGTTTCCTAGAGTAATCATCAATAATTGGATTATTGTATGTAGCGCCTATTTGAAATTGTCTTATGCTGTTGCTGATAGATTCTAAAGAATTACCAACAAATAAAAATCTAATATATTGAGAATCTGTATTTCTTGATCCGAATCCATCAATTAAATTATAGCTCATGTTTGGCTTTGCAAACTGATCAACCAGTGATGAAAACATTTCAAACACCATAAGAAGAAATCCAGAAACACTAACATTATTAAATCTAGTTAATGTGCTGTTTTCGATGATGTAATAGATGTTATCATCATCACTGCCCGCAGTAAATAAAGATTTTGCTAGATCGACAACGTTTTTTAATAAATTCTGTTCTCCTCTTAGGCAATATGTCAATTGTGTAAACTGCTGTACAGCAATTTGGATTGAACTGTTATTCGGATTGTTTCTCTGCGGAAACGGCTGTGCAACTTCTTTTCCAAGCTGCTCTCTTTGTGTATTTGAATACGCTTCTGCTGTGTCCGTGTTTTGTAATGCGGATTCCTCTTCTTTTCCTGATTTTGTCCTAGTCATGGTATTGAGAAGTAAATTTTTAACTAGACTTATCTGTAAATCTAAAATTCTGCCAATGTTTTCTTCAGTGATTGAATCCGTGAAACCTTGAAGTTTTTGCTGCGCCATTTCATTGAACAATAAATCTCTAAATTTATCGGTCTGCAACACATTTTGACTTACATCTCTTCTGTTGTTATATAAAATTATTAATAGAAGCATTTTAAATACTTCGAATTTAATTTTAGGATTTGAGTTTCCGCTAAGAAATAAAATAAAACTTAGAACTGAAGTTGAGTCAAAATTTATTCCTCGAATAAAATCTTGGGAAATTTTATATAATCCAAGCGATTTATTAAGAATATTCGTAGAAACAAGATCTTTGGATGTTTTATCATTATCAGATTGCTGAGTTAACAATTTTTCAACAACCGTTTTTGCATTGGTGATTCTTGTTGAAAAAACTTCTCGGTAGGTGTTATAGGATGAAAGATCTCCTTTTAAAATACCATCAGAAAAGTAAACACTACCTGGAACAAACACGGTTTCATTGTCGCCAACTACTTGCCTATTTTCGAAAGGCAAGACAACTACATTTTGATTTCCTGTTTTAATATAAAAGAGTGTAGATAAACTGTTATTTCCAACAGGCTCCGAGAATATATCATTTGGAACGGTGCCAATAATACTATCAAAAGGATTGCCCTGATTTTTAAATCCAAAAAACTTAGATTCAGGTATTTTGTATTTACCAAGTCCTTTTGATATCCGCATTTCTTTAGAAAGTAAATTGGTAATAAATTTAAATCTATTGGTTGATAATGGAGGAAGAGAGTTTAATATTCCGTTAAATGAAACAGAATCATTTATATATTTTCCTTTCAATGTCTTTGAGTTATATTTTAAATTATCACCATAAGTCAGATCTATTGTTACGGAGTCCTGAACCGTTTGTTGCCTTATCGTATCAGAGTTTTTAACATAATTTGTTCTATCAAAATCAGTAAAGTTGCTCAATAAATTAAAAGAACATTTTTCAATAATACCACCTAGATCAAAAAGTAATTGATAAAGTACTTTGGTATCTGAAAATATATTATATGTTTGTTCTGAGAAAAGCATCGCAGAAGTAAAAAACTGTCTTAATGGCTGGCTAGGATTAGTGAAAACATAAGAATCTGACAAACTGTTCTTAACATCCAGAACATTGTTGATATTTTTAATTTTATATATTAAAGAATCCAACACCGCAATTTTACCTTTAGATGCATCAATATCTTGTGTGATTCTTGTGGATAATTGATCAAGGCCAACGGCTAATATGTTAGAATTACTTACCCTGTTTACAAGCAAATATTTTCTCAATGAATCACGTAATATGCTAGACTGATATAAATCTTCAAAGTAAGAACCAAAAGAATTAATAGTAATAGAGTTATCATATATTGATTTAAACTCTAGCAAAGCTAATATCTCGCATCTTAAACTATTAATATTATAAACAGCTTGACCATTTATAAAACTGTATGTTTCAATAGACAGTGTTTCTTCTTGCGAATCCCGATCTGTCAATCTTTTTATTGCGTTTGGTCTTGGGATAAATATCAGCGACGGAGCTATAAAAGGGTCATTCGTTCCAGTTAATGTTATAAGTGGAGATTGCACCGGTATAACGAATGTAGAAAGGTTTGAGACGCCAATAGGAACCGCTGGGACAAAGTTGGCAGTAGTTGAAGCAGGTACCATTGGTGAAGCTAATAGATTGGGTGTAGAAGCCAAAACATTTTGCTGTGCTAACTGTGGTGTCCTGGCTGGTTGTATTGTTATTTCTCCGAAAGACAAAGGAGAATTGTTTCTTGTTGAGCTCATGAAATCACCACTTCGTTGCTATTGTAATCCTGGCTAAGCATCATATTAAAATACTGTATAGTGATAATATATCTAAACACACCGGTCTCCGTATATCTAACTGGATCAATGTATGTAAATGCGTTCTGTGGATTGATTCCGTGTGCTTTTCCAATAATATCCAATTTTCCTGTTTCTATATTCTGTCTTTTAATTATAAAGTGACTAATTTCCTCTTGGTTCCCACTCACCGACCAAGCCAATTGGATATTCTTGCTATTGAATAAAAACGCTTTTATGGCTCCAAGAGAAGCTTTTGGCTCCGTAAGATCAATTTTTACATAATCAATAGAAGTGACATCCCCAAATGCGAATTGATTTAAACCAAAATATGTACAAAACTCATCTCCGCTTTTTTTAGGATTTATTCCTTGAGATAAAGCGAAAGGATGATCAAATACTGATGGTTTATAAGTATAAGTAATTGATGTATTTGAACCATTTGACCGTGGAGTAGATGATCCTGTCAATATCACGGATTCTAAGAGAGTCGCTGGGTTTCTTACATATGTTGTTAACTCGTATGAGTACTTCGAGTTTTTATTAATATACCCATACTTTGTTTTGCTTTGTGTAAAAACATCAGCAGTGTATGTTAGAAATACTTTTTCATTACTGTCCAAGTCTCTTAATTCAACTTTAGTGACAAGTAGATCCTTTAGGCGTTCTCTTTGAATATCGCCGCCATAATATTCTATCAGCCCCTGTTTTGTCAATATATCTTTTAGATTATCTTCCAATTTTTTATTAATTGCATAATCAATAGTAAAAGTTACATCATATGCTTGCGAATTTTCGGATGGAAGCTGTATGTTGCTGACAACCGGCGAAGTGACTGTAACGGCTGCATAATTTTGCGATACAGGTCTATAATACATTTCCTCAACGCCAGTACAGTCAAACTCTTGACCTTTATTATCAATAACGATGCATCTGTAACGATAAGTTTTATATTGATCCAGATTATTATCAAAGTAAAGAAATGATGTATTTTGAGTTGCCCCACCAATAAAAAATGTTTGGATTAATGTTTCTGTATCTGGGTCTATCGTTATATTTGTTTTATATAATTTTATAACAGAAATGTTATTTGTTATTTCTGATATTATTAAATTTATACCGCCAAGCGTATATTCATGATTTAATGACAGAAAAACATTAGGTCTTGGAGATCCGTCAACGCTTTCTGTCTGATTTTCAACTACTTGACTTGAAAACTCTGAACTCACATCACCAAATGCATTATAGCTTAAAGCACGATATAATATAAAGCCTAAATTCTCGGTGGTAAGAGTTCTTTTTAAAACATTTCCATAGGCTAATTCATAGCTACCAACCAAATGCTGCATTGCATTAAAAGGTTGGATGGTTTCAGTGAATACTGTTTTATATATTTTCACGCCAGTTGCATTAGGATCTGTCTGTTGTAAAAATATCTCAACTGTGCCATCGTCTTTTTTATTTACATTTAGTATTGGTGGAGATTTTATGTGTGTAAATAAACTAATATTTTTATTGTGAGATACGTATTTTACGAATTCTTGTATTAGATTATTGTCTATATCATAGACAGAAAACATCACATAAAAATCTGAACTTTCTACTGCGGCGGCAGGCAACATTTGCTCAACGTTAATTTGTATGGTGTCTTGAGAAGAAATATCATAAGTTTGTATGGATACTCGACTACCAGATTCTGCAAAATTTTCATGAAGAAGCTGCTGCGTTATTTGTTTTGCTTGGTCAGTATATCCTTCTGTTTTTGTTAAATAATATTGATCTTTATTGACACCATTATTGATTTCGTAAGGTGTTTGCGAACTATATATTTTTGTAATAACAGAAGCCGGATCAATTTTATATTCTTCTAGCAATTGTATGTTCAATTCAGAAAGCACACGATCTTCATTCAATTGTTCTTGCTTAATTAAATTTGGCACAGAATATATATCATTTTTAATCGGTATGTTATCGGATGAATTTATAATTGAATACCCTACACCATTAGAATATTTTTGGATAAGATAATCCATAGTGAAACATTGATATGATAAATATGATTTTCTTGTATTGCTTATGTCAGTAAATGCCCTGTTAGATCTCTGCTTGATGTTATTGATTATTTTTGTAGCATCTTGATTAAGAACATTTAGCGTTTGATTGTTTGTTTTATCAAAAATTGATAAAGCTACCGAAGTCTTTGGGTTATCTTGATATGTCCTTACGATCAACTGATTAGCTTTTAAAGATAAAACAGTTGGTTTATTTACCGAAAGATTGAAACTGTACAAGTAATGACTTATTGAAATTTCTTCAAGAGAAGCAAAATTATCATTAGCCGTAATGACCTGTATTGTGTTTGATTTAATTTCCACGTTTTATAAACCTATCAAAAATATATAGTATCTAGACAAATTACCTGTATGGTAAAAATCTGTGTTGATTAAGTCACTTCTTATTTTGGGCGTGTGATGTGTGATTTGCGATCACTGATATACAAGTGTAAAAATATTAATGAATTTATTGTTTCCAGTAGAATCTAAGAATACTTTACCAACAAAATAAACCTGAGTACGGGTTGTTGCGGTAACTAGATCTTGGTTAAGAGGAGTTGCTACAGCGTCTGGAAATAGAGGCGGATCAGTTCTTTTAACTGTAAAAATACCAAAATCAATTACATCAAGCTTTGTTATTTTGCCTTGAGCTACTTCAAACATTTGACCCATTAATCTATTGGTAATACTTGTTTCACTGAATTGCACAGTTTGCTTTTGCAAATAACTTATCTGCTGTACGCTTCCAGTTTGGACGACCGTATGCTGAAATTCATTCCTTAGATCATCATATGTTAATATTTGTCTGTTTCCGTTAATAACATTGCCATAATTTCCTATTTCCGTCGATGGCCGATTTGGAATAGTCCTTTTATTTATAGGAGGAAGATAGCTAAAGTTATCAATATGAGACAATCTACGATCTGAAAAAAGATTCTCAGATGATTCTAAAATACCTTTTGTTATATTTCCAGGCAAAAGAGTATTATCATCAATACGAAATTCTAGCACGTTTTCTGTGCTTAATTTAAACTCGTCACGATTGGCATATAATAAATCTGGGCTTTTTAATATCATAAGCTTACGAAAATTATCCGTAGTCCCAGACATAACAGATGAAGCCAATGAAGAAAATTGTGCTGATGATGTTAGGATTTGTGGGTTACCGGTTTCCCATCCTTGAATCAATTTACCGGAAAGAACCCTCACATTATCAAATGATGGTAACTGAAAGTAATTATTTTTTCTAGAAGCAACTAACCCACCAGCATCGTCTGCTTCGTAGGCCACTTGATCTTGAGGCAATGGGAATGCTTCAAAAGTCAATGTTGTTGCAATATTTGTTTCTGGTGATGTTCCTGAGACAAAGGTATCTAATGGAGAATAAACAGCACCAGCATCGCTGAATGAATAAAATACTGGTTGAAATTTACCTGTCCCTAGCTGCCTGCGACCTTCATCCGTTAAGATGGTGTCCATGATAGAATTCTTTTGATTTAATATTCCCATGATATTATGTCCCTACCCTTGGATCATTATCATACCATGGCTGTGATGCTCTATATTCTTTATCAAATATACCAGAACCATATGGATTGACTCTATAGGCTTCTGTCACATTGTCGGAAGCGTATATTGATGCAGTAATATAATCATTACTTTCGCCTAATAGAGCACTTCCAGATATAAAGTTTATGCCACCGTTATTATCCATAGGACCACCTATCAACGGATTATTATAAGTTTTGGTGTATATGCGCTGCTCTAACATATCACGGAACTGGCCGTAGTGGTTTTGACGGAACACGGCAGAGAAATTTGTAGGAAGGCCATTATAAAGACCATATTTCCAACCCTCAATAGTAAACCCTATATTAGTAAAATAAACGGTGTTGCTTGGAATAAAGGTATTCGGAACAGAAAATATGCTTGATGGCCTTATACCAAACACAATTGATTGCTTATAGTTAAGATTATTCACATTTCCAACGATATCCAGCAGACTGAAAGGGAATGGGCCAGCAGAAGAATCATAATACCCTACACCATCACAAAAATTTTCTATATACGTTTCTACCGAACCACTTTTAGACGTTGCTATCAATACATTTTCATAGGTTGTATTTAATGATGGAATAACGGAAGAAGTGAAAAAAAATGTAGTGGTTGCATCTTCTCCGTATGCTGTTTTATCTATTGAAAAAAGTTTATTGAAAAATTCTGAAGCCATTGAATCGTAGGAATTGACATTGAAATATTTTTTCTCATAAGGAAAAGAAAAGGCCCATTCTGTATTGTTTATTATTGTAGAATCATCAGCTTCTATTTTTAAACCATCTATAGCAAAAATAAATTTTAAAAATGGTAATGGTGTTAGGGGAGTGGCAATATTAAATGGTGCTACTGTGGTAAATATAGGTTTTGATGGAGAAGATCCTGTCAACAATAATTCAAGTGCAGATGGTGTGATGCTGTCTTTTATTGTTTGGTTTTTACTAAAAAATCTTATATACCTAACTTCTCCAGATCGATAAAATGGAGCAGTGTATTTTTTAAGAAAATCACTAAATAAAATACTTGTCTTATATTCTTCGGACCCACTCACAACACTTCCAGAAACGTTCCTTTGCCAATCATACGAACCCATAGTTGGTCTGGCAGGGCCGACAAGAATATTATCAGAATAGGATTTGTAATAAGAGAATCTATTTTCTACGTCATATATTGGCATGATGTTAATTAGTCTTTTGTTCGATTATAAGATGGTTGTTTGTATTAATAGGAAGGGCACGTTTCTAACCCAAATTTTCGTGAATGCTCTCTGAGCTAAGTAATTGATTGAGCGTATCGTGATGCTCTTCTAATTGATTTGTCTCTGGGTTAATACGAAGAGATGAGCCGTATAAGGTTATCTTGTTGACGCCAAGCGGAGAGAATGTTATTGACGATACTCCATCAGTACCACCGCCGCCAGCTAAAATAGTTGGCCAAGGCAAGTGCCAAGCTAGAGTAATTTTATCACTTGGCAGAAGAAGATATCGATTTTCTTTGAAGTAGAAAGAGTTTATAGGAGTTGATATGTTTTCAAGCGTAGCGAAACCTATAATTTGAGGTTTTTCTTCGCTGGTTGTCCAATCTCTTCCGTTTACATTAGTGATTTGGTTTCTTGAAGATAAATTCAATGATTGCAAAAATTTTGTAGTAGTATTCGATCCAGAAAAATTTGCTGTTCCTCCTTGATGAGATATGCTGTTTTTAACGGAAGATGAAACGACCATCTGGCCTGTGCGTATCCAACCTTTTTGGGGACTTCCGTAGGATATTGGAGTTACAGTTAATTCACGACCACCCGCTTGAAAAGCAGTACTAAATGGATTGCTGCCAGTAAAAGATATTTGGCAATAATCAATAACATCAAGGTAGGATGATCCGGCCACAGAAGAAGTTACAAATGAAGTCCCGGCAGTGCTAGCATTATATGGAATTATTGTTTGACTTCCAACCGAAGCGCCGGATAACATGTTTCTTGTATTCAACATACAAAAAGTCCATATAGCAGCACGGCTTGTTAAGCTTCCGCTAAGGCCAATTGCCGCACTCACTTCAACCACAAGTTTTTCTAAAAGAAAAGGTTCGGACAAATAATATGACATATTTATCTGCTGTGAACCTGTGGGCTGAAATTTTTGAGCATATGGAAAACCAAAATTGCTTATCTGTCTACTGTATACATTATATAAATTCTGTTGATTAAGACTCGCACCTCCACCATCAACACAAGCAGAAAAACCAATTGTTTGATCGTCCAAAAAGCTTTTTAATCCATTGGTATTTTCCGCATAAGTACCACCAATGGGTTTCCCAAGTCCAACTCCTTCATAGCGCTTTTTTTCTGCGTTCCAATACATCATTGGAAAACTTGTACCGATGCTTCCTGTTCTTGGTAAACTTATAGTATGAACTGCGCTAGGTGTTAAATCAATCTCTATTTTACTCTTGCTCCATAGCGGCTGCTGAAAGCCTTGCCCAGTAACATCAACTGCACTTCCCGTAGCATAGAAGGGATTTATTACATTAACCGAAGAAGATATTTTTCCAACAACTGCTGGATTTGAATTATCTCTAAAGGCTTGTATATCTTGACCGGGAGTAAAGGTAACAAACGTATCTGCAATATTTTTCTTCATGCTGCCAGAAGCAACAATCCATTTGGTTGGCTGGTTAACCACTGCACCACTGATAAATGATACAGAACCATACATCTCTATTTGATTCTCTTGGGACAATCCAGCGAGAATGGTTGCTTGGTTCATGCCAAGAGGATAAATAATGCCACGATTGTGAAGGCCATGATGAAAGCGTTCAAACTGTGCTACTGTGGTAGCAATTGCACTTGCCGTCAAAGCAACCCTAGTACGAGTTTGTGCTGTTATGTTTGGCCATATATCTGATTGACTGTTGCCCGTGCTATCGAAAAAAGTTACAAAGTTTTCTGCTGTATCGTCACCGAAATTATTAAATGTAATATCAACTGTGTTTGTGTTCTTCAAGCTGGATGCCGTTGCAACGAGCCTAGTGTATGATGCGGTATATCTTGGTGCTCGCTCGACAACACGAAGAGTTCCCGGCGATGGATCATATACAGCACGATAAACAAGACTGCCAGTGAATTGCGAAGAGAATTTTACGGTAAAATTGCTGGGATTGCTGGCGCTTAAAAACACATTGACATTTTGGGAGCTATCCCCATTTGCGCTACTTAGCTCGGATATAACAACGATTGGTACACCTGTGAATGCAGTAGGGTAGGTTACGATACTAGTGCCGCCAGTTTCTACTGCTCCTACATTCTCTACCTTTTCAATATACGCAATTCCACTAGGGATGTCATAATCAGCAGCTTCATACTGATTAAATGGAACAACCTTGTTGTCATTAAAAAATACTGGGTATTTTCCGGTACGATTATCACTGGAAGTTCTCCATACTGTGGGAAAACTACCTGTTGCATCTTGCCTTTGTGATAATAATACTTTTGGAGGAAGCCCTCTGGCTCTTGTGCCTTTTAGTGTTCTGCTCATAATGACCTATAACAATCAACTTCCACGAAAAATTCCGCCAAAGGCAATACTATCCGTACCGTACAATCCTGCATTTCCGCCATAATAGCTATAGCCAGCTGGTGCAGATTTTTGATCACGGCTTTGAATTTCTGTATCATTTGTTCCATAGTTTAATGAATAAAATGGGATTGTAGTATTATTATTTTTAACGCTGGCACTTAATAGATCTAAAGTATCCGTAAATCTCGGAAAATATATATTTCTTGGTTCATCTATCCATGGTTTTATTTTTGCAACAATGCTTTGATCTGGAATTGCCGAAGGTTTTGATTCAATAAATTTGATTACATTTCCAATGCTGTTTGTCACCAGAAGATAATTAGCGCCATATTCTAAGTAAGGTCTCACTACAAGTGGCTGATCACGATAAATCATTTGCTCATTATTACTTGAGCCAAACCTACGTTCATCTCCAACATTACCACCTTCCAAAAAAGCAAATATACCTTTTGAAATCTCTTGAGGGCTTTCGTTTGTAGCCAAGCGATTGGGAATTGGAAAAGGTTCAATTATACATTCTTCGAAAAACTGTGGACCTCCATTCATATATACTGGATACAATACATCTGGCTGCACAAAACCTTCCACAATTGCCGCATTATCAATAAGATAATCAACAGTTCTTGGCAATCTCAAACCATTGCTTTTTATAGACGTTCCCTCTACGCCCACATGTGAATCCATGAAAGCTGCTTGGCCAGTGTATTGAATAAAGTCTACAGCTTGCCCAAATGTTATAAATTGAGATTGATTTGTTAAATCTCCATTTGGCAAAATCTCTAAATCGCCAGAACCATCTACAAATGAGATTTTTACTTGATTTGATTTATAAATATCGTTTGTATTTCTTACGTTCACACCTTCACGAAAATTATCTATTGCAGTGGTGTTTATGCCACCAGAGACAGATAAATTACGGTTTGTTTTACCATAATAAAATGGATCATCATTGAATGGTTTAAATCTAGAATCAACTATCCAATATGGCATTAGTATTTCCTCAACAATCCATCAACAATTTGTAAACTTGAAACATCTTTTTGCCTATTTCTGTTACTTTCTCCAATGTAAATATCCTCACAATGATACTCTACCTTAGATCTTTCTAAAAGATGGCTGGTAATAACATAATTTATTCCATTGTATCTTGTTTTTCTAGGTATCAACTGTTCAATAAATTTACCAATATTAGTATTAATCCATTTATAGAATTCAAAAAATCCTTTAATATTTATTTTATTATTTAATCTATTGAAATAGATTTCTCTCAAGGTCTCTAGACCTGGGTAATCTCCAGAAAACATCATGTTTGGTGCGCCAAGTATATCATCAAAAATTTCCAATGATGAAAACATTATCATCATATCTTGATTCAATGAATCGACTATGCTAAAATCTATACTGAATTTACCATTATCTTCTGGAATTTGTTCTTGCGAGATCTCATATATTGGGGCCTCCATTGAATACATCCCATCATCATTTAAAACATTATCTAAATCTTGATAGCTTCTTACACGAACTTTATCATTGGTAACAGCTTCATCAAAGTTTGGAGATATGAAAGAATAATAAAATCTTTTTGAGGCAATCACAGATGAAGTTACGGGGAATAATGTCCCAGACGAGTGCAGATTATTTTTTGAAAAATCAAATATTTGTATATTTCCAGACCCATCTGTTTCTGTAGTTATTTGACCGGTTGAAAGATCAAGTCTTACCTTTTCAAATGACCCTGAGCGTAAGTTTTCAAAATTGAAATTTACTCTTGGATCATACACACCTAATGATTTATAATCTCTGACATGTTCTCGCCATTCATCAATCGCCAAATCCTTTGACCAAAATCTTATTTGAGTAACGCTTCCCTCAAAGTTCTGAATTGAATTTTCATTTGCTAGTTCTGTATTTAATACAATATTTGCGCTTCCGCTTCCGATTGCAATAAATGACCCAGATATGTTTCTTGTTGCGTTCACTGTTTGAAACAAATTGTTTGCATAATTTCCGTTGAAATTATCATCATACAATGAAGAAGTAGTAAATTCTTCAATAATTTTTCCAAGATTATTTCTTGCCACTCTTAAGAAGTAGGAAGATGATATTTGTCCTATAGAATCACCACGGGTTCTACCGAATGATATGTTCCATAATTGTCCATCCAATATTTCTGGTGTTGAAATTGACATGGTTAATGCGTTTGCGCCAGCTGTGTAGTTTGGACTTACAATTAATTGCAAACCAGATCCAGAAAATGCCATGAGGTTTGCCAAAACGTTTTCATTGTTACCAGACCCAGAAGACATAAGTCTTGCTAGGCTTTGCGTAACGGTTATATTTGAAGATCCCGCAAAACTATAAATCCCCTCATAGGTCCATGAGCCACTTGTAAATAAACCATCATTTTCATTTGTAGTATCAGTATTATGACCAGTTATTGGATCAACAATGAACGTACCTACTGGATTTGGGTATCCTGGCTCGATACGGCTTCCTGATAAGAACGGTGTTTTAACATAACCGCCGCCTTGGAAATTTAATATGGAGCCAAGATCATTTCTATTTTCTCTTAAAGCGTTCAATGTGCGCTGCGTTGGTCCACCATACTCTCTGAAACGAAATATATTATCCCCCTCAATACCAACAGCCCTAAGTAAAGCTTTGATTGAATGTAGCGTACCTTTACTTTTTAAAATGTCATTAGCGTTAATTAATATTCTACGCCAAATTTGATTTTGTAGATAGTTTAAAGTATTTTCGCTTTTTACAATATCGGTACTGATATTATTGCCATTGATGAACTGATCAATTGTCGAACCAATAAAAATTGGTGGTAGATCTAAACCATAAAAATCTGCTAATTGTTTTAAAAACGCATCTGGTACAGTGTCTTTGATTTCATAATCAACATGCCGCAAAGTTGAAAAAGAATCCAAAAATATTTTTATTTCATCAAAAAACGAAGCCCACATATATGCCAATGAAAGCAGGGTTTGTGTGCTTCCGAGTGCAGCAGTATTTGGCTCAGAGCCATATTGAAGAGTGTTTATGTCACCCTCTTCTGTGCTCAGAGCAGCCTGTATTTGGCCGTATGAAAAATATTGCTTGGGTATTAGTTTTGTGATAACATTAGGATTGTCGGTATCATAAGATGAAGCATCAGTTAATAAATCTTCTCTTAACGCTTCCACTTCAGGATGATCAGGAAATAAAATAGGACATTCCTTTATGTCCTCATAAACCATTGGGCTTTCTCCAAACAAAGATCCAGTTGATATATTTCTAACTTTCAAAGTATTCAATGCGTAGGTATTTAAAACACCATGCATACCCTGCCCAGAATAATCAATTACTAATTCAGAATTTGACCCAGAGGGCTCATTGAATTTAAGGTATAGACCTAAATCACCAGAGCCAGAAACAGGATAAATGCTGCTGCTTTGATACTCTACCATGTCATCGGTAGATAATATTTTTTTATAGTACCTGAATTCGTCTAAACCGCCAGAAAATGTGGTTTGTGGAGTGAAAAAAGGCACTGTAATATTGCTACCTGTGCCAATATAAAAATTGTTTGATGAAAAATTCAAATTACCAATTGTAACTTGACTACTGGTAACAACCAACGATCCGCTAACATATCCTTTTAATTGATTAACACCGCTGCTGCGATCCCACACAAAAGAAACAGGCGTCCAGAGGCCCTTATTGAGCCCAATAGAGGCAGACATGACGTTGGTTGACCCACTGGCTACAAAGAAAGTTAGATCGACTACAGAGGTGCTCAGGCTCTGCGATAAATAACATCCAAAACCCTGTTGATCTGCCAACGAAACACTGTTAAGTTTTTGAAAAATAATTTGATTATCGTTGGCAATCGTAGGAGAAAAAATCTGAAATTGGAAAGTTACTGATGACGCCACTGGGTCAAGACGACTTGCACCATTTGGGTTTTTGGTTAAGAACGGAAATGGAGCCCCAGCAACATCTTTTACAGTAACCCAAGTACCCTTTGTTATTGTATCGCTAGGATTAGAACCAGAAAAATAAAGATAGCCCTTGTTTTTTGGCATTCTTTGATAAACATAGTTTTCAAAACCAGTCATTCCGTCAAAAAATAACTCTGTTTCTTTACGTGTACCATCAAACGGATAACGATCAATTATTTTATTAAATGCCGAGTTAACTTTTACCTGTGCAGAGTTAAAGAAAACATGATTTTCAAAAGCGCTCCAATCAACATTTAATTGCTGTGTAGACTTTATTCCTGATCCAATTGGGTCATAGCGAAAAGAGCCAGACTCTCCCAGTGCTGTTGTTTCGACAAATCCGCCATTTTCACTCTGAAAAGTAGATAAGCCACCGTCAGGATCTGTAATGCCACGAACAACAGATGTCTTAAAAACTCCTGGTCTTAATTGAACTAATCTTTGTGTTGGGGAAAAAGTTGTCATACATCCACTATCTTAAATATAAATGCTTGATTTTCTACAAGGCTACTGTTGCCGTATTCTTTAATTAATAATTTTATTTCCAAAGGTCTGTTAATAGGTAAGTCTTGCATGTACAAATTAAAATACATACCTTTTCCATCGGCAGATAGCTGTGTACCGCTATCATCAAATGGTATTATTATTTCTTTAGAATATGGATCAATGACACTCCAATACATGGTTTTAAATATCTTAGGTTTTACATCATAAGGTATATAAAACGAAGTTAGCGTTGGGTCAAAATCATACGCAAATACTCTCAGTTTAGCGACATCTTTATCGTTGTAAACATCCTGTAAATTTGTAATATTTATAGCATAGTTTTTCTGAGGAATACTGGCGTTTGAAGCATTTAAAGCCATCATAGTGAAATTAGAACCTGTCGTATATACAACACTCTGATCAAGCGAAGTCCAGAGAGAATTAAAAACCACAGAATTTCCATTGATTACGCTAGATAATCCAGAAGCATTAAATGGTATACATACATCAGCATAATATGAACCAGATTGATTTATTCCGCCAAATGATATCTGTGATCCAGTAAATGATTGAGAGAAATAACTCCAACTTGTTGATAAATAACTTATTGTAGCCTGATGACTATAGCTGTAAGTTGTCGCTGTGACATAAGAACTTTGGCTTGCAAACAATTTAAGCAACACGCTACCAGAACCACTTACTGGGATCGCTCCAGATAAAAAATTCGTAGGATTGCCGTATGGAGAATTATAAATTCCTATCTTATTATTTACGTCAAAATAAGTCTGTACTTGGTTATCAATAAATGTGTCATTGTATTTTATAATTAATCTAGGATGAAGGTTGGTGTTTCTAGATTGTCTGGAACTAAATCTCTTAACGAATCGTGTTACGCTATCTGTTTCTTGGCTTCCCGAATAACTTAGCCTAAAACCATAATCCGGTATACCACCAACCAATGTTGCTGAAATGGCTGTAGTTACATCTATTAGTAAATCTTCATCTCCACGATCAAAATGTTGTGTAAACCCTAGTGGAAGATAACCAATAGAAGAGGAGTAGAAAGTATAATAATCAGCATTAATAGTGATTATATCACCAGCTGACCCAGATGCTCCAATTCCGCCAGTTGTCCAAGAATTTATACCATTTAAGCTTGCCGTCACCCAATTTACTGCGTCTAAATCACGATATCCTATGACATCATTTCCCCTTCCTTCTTCAAATTCTTTTGCTAACGGATATAAAATTAAGTCAAAATTTGATGGTACTGTTTGACCACCATATACATCTTTTAGATTTACATAACATTTAAAACTTGTGTCATTAACATTTATTAACGACCCAGTTAACTCTCTTATTGGGTCTAAATTAAAATGAATAACGCCACGGCTTAATTCAATGCCTGTATTACCACCCTCTTTATAAAGCTTGAATAAATCAATTGTTCCAGCTTGCCCAACATTTGAATATATTGAACTAGTGAAACCACCACGAGCACTATAAATCGCTTTATTCGTGACATATGAATCTTTGTCGGCTTTTAGAATACGGTACATTGAAATCTTTGCTTTCTATTATGCTATTCTGTAAATACTTCAATACTTTATCATTTTAACAAAATATGTAAATAGAAAATTTTATCAGCTTGAGCGTCCGATTAAATCAAAATTTTTATATTTCACCTCAAACATACCACCAGGAGGTGGTATAAGAATTGAATTGTTAATTAAGTTCGTGTTAACATCATAGCGTACTGTGCTATAATTTCTACCACTGATTGTACCAGTTTGGTTTGTAGCGGTAATACCTCTTACAGCCAAAACACCAACGTTGTTATAGATAATGTTTCTAAGATCATCGAGAATCAAAGGTTGATCCATTTGAAAATTACCAATATTAAAATATTGAATAAGTTTAGACTGGACATTTTGTAATACAAGCTGGCGGTTATACGTTGGATCAACCGTAATGTCATAATTAATTTGTAAGTTAATGATTCGGCCATCCATAATATCAATTGCATCCGAAATCATTCGATACTGGTTTAGATAAGTCGCCAAATTCTTTTTTAATAAATCTGGTGCAAGAACAAGTTCGTTATTTGCGTTGCGGCAAAGAAGATAAAGCAGAGCGCTGTTTGGGTTATCTGGATTGTTGCGGATAGATGCACGATATACTCGCCCAAAGTTTGCTGGCAAAGAATAGATTCTACCCAGAAGATCTTCTTTACTAACAATTCTAGATTGTGCATTCCTTGCAGATGGAATTTGTAACCTTAATTCATCAATGGTTGGTGCATCTGCGCCTCCAGCAGCCTCTGCATTGTTATTTGCGTCTACCGAAGCCCTTACGATAGATGCAACCCCTGGAGTTGGGCTGTTTGGAAATTCCATGATTGCTATCGCAACCTCAGAAATACTCTGTGGCGGAATATTATGATTCAAACCCCCACCAGATTTATAATTCACAGTTATTGTAACGTTTGGTGCTATAGATCCAAGAGTTGATGTTTTTAACAAATTATTTGGATCAATTGAGAATCTTGAAAAACTTCTTTTTCCATATAATGGAAGAGCAGCTTGGCTTGGATCTGGTATTAAATCAATGTTCATGGATTCGCTAGAACCACCACCAAAAGTAAGCGTAGTTAAACGTGTAGCCAATGATGTTGATCTATAAAATCTAAATGGTGCTGGCAATATTTCTAAATTAGAATCAACATATTGTTGATTTGGAGGCGACTCAGAAGCAGGTATCCTGTTTTTTACCGATCTAAAAATAGTATCCTGTGTCAAAAAGTCAACCTCATAATAATTGTTGCCATCAGAGTCTATCACTGATATAATATCCGTAACATCACGACTTTGAATTGTATATTTTTTAAATGGTTCAAACCCATTAACTGAGAACGACTCAGTACGTGCTATGCTTGACAAAGAATCGCCGGTAGCACTGAAAATATAGTTTATTGGGTTGTTATTATTATCAGTTTCACCAACAACATAATTTATACCAACCCCAGGCGTTCCATCGCTTTTTGTTATCGTAAAATCAATATCATCAATTAACTGGAATGACACGGATGCATTAGAACTCACTGTTGATCCAGCTTTAATAACTGGTAATCCGCTTTTATCATAGGTGCCTGAACTTGCAGGCACCTTAACAAAGAATGTTACACCCACTACGGCAGGAGCTGCACCAATAATATTTACTCCAGCTTCCCTTAGTAGTTTTTCTAAATTTTTTGTTTCGACTGCCGTCTCAGCATTCAGTTCGCCAAATTGATGATCAAGATAAAATGATTGAACATCTCCAATGTAACTTGCAAGTTCGATTAATAATCCACCAAAACCATTTGGTGAAAAATCTTGAATTTTATCAGGAAAAAAATTTCGTGCGTATTCCTCAAGATCGCTTCTGAAGGAATCAAAATCTTTATTTAAAAATTTTCTTTCTCTGATGGCTTGTTGGATGTTTCTTCTTGAATCAACCGGCATATTTAATTCTCACTTTATATTAGATATCTTTCAGAGAAATATTAAGTAACTGCAAAACTTATTTCTAATCTGGTAGTTGGAACGTTTGCTCTCGGAATACTATAATCAACTGTAATCACCACATTGCCAACTCCAATATTTTCCGCTGCCCTTGCCTCACTATTAAATCCATCTAGTTCAACATATGACATATATTTTTGAACAGCAGCCATTATTCTTTGCATAGCGTTATTGTCGAAATTATCTTTGCCATTCTCATATTCAGTAACTAAAGGCTGTAGATTTGCCCCGTAATCATACAGCGCTAAACGCTCACCCCAATTTGTCATTATTAGATCACGAAGATTATTTTTCATCTGCGTTCCAACATTATAACTCATGGCTAGCAAGCCTTCATCATTATTTCCTATGGCTAAAGGAGTAACAATTCCAATACGTATCGGGGTAGGAGCAATAGCTACTTGCTGTGCTGTTAATTCTGCGCCAGTGATTCCAACACTTTTAAAACTTCTCATGACTATTAATTATAAACCAAATAATTTCTTTAGACCTTCGGAAGATAATCGTACATCTTGGGTAGCATTATCTCTTTGAGAAGGTGTACTATTTTGTACATCATTGCTATTAGCTGTACTAGCCGCTGATGTGTCCGCTGACGATTGTTGTATATTTGCCGATGATTTTGAAGCACCAGTTGCATTCTGTCCAAGCTGTAAGCCCGACGCAGCAGCATTTATAGCAGCACCAGCGGCACCAGCGGCACCAGCGGCACCAGCAGCACCAGCAGCACCAGCACTAAATCCATTAAATCCACCAGCCGAACCAGCACCGCCCAAACTTTCAGGCAAATTGGCAGTTGCACCAGATTGATTATTTACGCTAATAGAGGCAGCGAACTCTTCAAAAGTCCTTCCTTTTGCCGTGGGGTTTGTTGCTCCAGGAGATATATTTGGTTTAACTGATTCAACCTCAGATGTAATAAAATTATCTAATGAATCCTTGTTTTGGGCAGTTATTGAAGGCGGAATAGCCTGTTCATCACTTGTGCAGCCATCAACAAAAATTCCGATGATTGGCAAGCTATTTAAAAAATTCTTTATAAGACACCATACAAACATAACGATAGCCATCGCTATACCTAATGCAAATAATTTAACTTGATCAGAGCTTGGTGGAGCCCCAGGACCAGAAGGCTCTGGTGGCCGTATTAACACTGCATATAATGAATTGCTCAAGCCTACTGCACCTTGTCCAAGTGGAGGCGGCAATGCATTTAAAGCTGCTTCTAATGAAGTTATTTTTATGGTATTAGTGCCTTGTCTGGCCAAATCTTCAGGGGTTGGCAATGATGGTAGTTGTGGAAGTTGCTCTGGCATGTTATTTAATTAATTCCTATTCATAACTAATGATAATTTTAGAATTTAATGTTATTTGATAATATAACATTGGTACATAGTGTTAGTATTATGATTATTGAGCTTCTTCATAGAATTCATATAAATCATGAACCCATTTACCATCAATGTACCATTTTAACTGTTTTGTATTTTTAAACCCAAATTCTTTACATGTTGCTGTTTTAGAAATACACCTTATAATTTCGCCGGTTATTTTATTTCTTACAATTATAGGTTTTGAAACAGATTCTAAGCTGGATAGGTAAAGATTTTTTATAAAACTTGGATTACTTTCAGCACGTTTAGATTGCGCTTCCGACATTCGTCTCTTTGTTTCTTCGGATTTTAATTTTCCTATATGCTTGTCAGACATTATCTTTTTTGTTTCTGTACTATGCTTATTGCCTAGATTCGGAGGTCCATTTAATAATAAATTAATACGCAAAGATTCAATTGACCTATTCCTGAATTCAGGATTTTCCATGTTCTTAAGACCAGCTTTTCTTTTTCTTTCCTTAGTCTCTTTTGTGCTTTTATCACGGCACCCCTCTCGTGAAAAAGCTCTTTTACAAAGATTATAGCATTTATGGCCAGAATCATAATATTGCTCAATCCATTTTTCTTCAATCAGCAACCTTTCTTCTTTTGATTTATCATCAGTTAATTCAACAATTTTAAATAAAAAAGACCCAGGGCCACATTTATTATAATCGGCCTGTAGAAAACAGTTGCTATGTTTATTGGCTTTAAGACAATATCTGTGAGATTGCCAACGATCTCTAAATCTCTTTGCAGATCCAATATATATTCTTCCATTTAGCTTATTTGTCAGCGTGTAAATACCAGATTTTAATAAATCTTTCTCTTGTTCTTCATGTTTCATAGAGCTACGATTTGGGCAATAGCTTCTATTGCCCAAATATTTTAGAGCTCCTCGATTTATATACCGCTTGGTTGGTTTTAGTTCTGTGGTCTTGAAGACTGGAATCCAGTTGTGATCTTCTTGTTTGGCTTTTACCGTATAAAGTAGGCCAACCAGAATCCGGTCCAAATGGCGTACATACCTGCCTACCAACCAAACCGCCGATATCATCAACCAAACCAGAATAAGCGTCACGTAAATCTTTTATTTGTTGCTGAAGGTTCTCTACGGTATTTTTATATTCTGACCATTTAATATATGGCTCCGTTCCTGCAAATAAATTCTCAGTACCAACTTCTACCGCAGAGTTTGATCCTTCTGGGTTAAGTGGCACATCTGGTGGAGGTGCTTGATTATCTACACGCAAGGCGCTGCCGCCAAGAAATATTTGCATGCCATCTATTTGAACACGACCCTCTGGTGACATATAGAGGTAGGCCAAGTGATCCTGTGGCGCTGTTTGCGTATTTATATCTTCCGGCGTTCTGTTGTTGCCCTCTTTGAGTAATAATATGCTGCCACTTAAAGTAGGCTGTTCTGTTGGCACACTTCTTCTAGCAACCATACGGATATGGTCAGCTTTTCCAATAACATAAGATGAGCCTATTTTATTGCTTGTTGAAAGGAACTGTACCGGATATAATGAGCTAGTTGGATAATTTATACCAGTTGTTTGTAAGGCATTTAATGCATTTCCATCATTTGTTTTGGCGAGCTTAAAATTAGTATCGCCAAGCGTTTTCATTGAAACATATATTCTGGCTGCATCATGAATGAAATCTGGATCTCCCTCTTTTACTTGTTCTACTCTTGAATTTAATCTTGGAGTTTTATCGACCTCCTCCAAACCACGAGAGTTCGTTACAACAAACGGAGATGTACCCTTCAGTCCTTTTAAACTTGCAGCGATTTCATTATCCGTGTCCAGCAATAAATAACGACTGCGTCCCGTGACGATATCTACGGTGCCAGCATATTTCTTCTGATCTATACTTCCAGTATCAGATCCCGATACTGAACCAACACGATCCTGCCCTATCATAATCAAAGAGTTGTTCATTCCCTGTAGAACAAATTCTTGTGGTCTTTTTGTCCACCTTGGCACAACTTCATAGGAATGCATTAGGCTTGCAGAAGCTGTTCTGTAGATTAAATCATATGGATTGGTAGAATTTTCACCTTGAGGCAAAGTAAAAGTGTTTTGTTGCCCAGCGCCATTAGGAAAAAATGGTGTATATGAACCACTTGTTCGTGCCAGTGAAGAGCTTGTTCTTTCGCCTCCAAAATTAATCTTATTGTATCGTCTATCACCATGAGTGAAGTTTAGGTCTTCTGTTTGGAGACCTTCAGAAATCCTAGTAATCCATCTTCCAGCGAGAAAGTTATCCTTTTGAAAATCTTCAAAAACAACACTAACTTGTTCCCCGGCCTGTATCGGCAACATGAAATGGCTTTGAAAATATGGAAATAAAATTACCCTTGTTGTAATTGCCTGACTCATTCCATCACTAATCAATACAGCAACAATACTATTTGCAGCAATTTGATCAACGGCATTAGGATTTGACACAATTGACTTAAGTCTTGTTTTATCTTCTTCTGTCAAATCTTTTGGATTATAAATCACTTCTTGGACAACCGCCTTTTGAAAAACTGGCGGATTACCAACTGTCTGCGCCTCCACAGTCATGTTATTTGTATTTAACTGACCATCACCACCCGTCAGAATTCTGGCTGCATTAATATTACTTCTTGCCACGACAATTACCTATTTCTTTTTCAAGCCTATCAAACGATGAATTACCAAGAGGTAATTTATCTGCACATTATTTTTTGATTTTATATACCATTCTCGGGAATAAATCATTAATTTTTTATTTATCATTTCTGTTCTTCGACAAAGATAGATACTACCTCAGTTGAATCCTGGAATTTCGATAACTTTCTTCTTTTCCATGCTTCTTTCAGCCTCATTCTTGTTTCTTCAGAAACTAATCTGCCCGTAAAGGCTTTTCGCAATTTTTCTTTAGCAGCTTCTGAGCAAGAAATACCTCTATGGCACTCACTCATTTTCTTCCTGATGTGGTCAGGCATGACTCGACCCTTGTTAGCTATCGAAATTTTTCTTCTTGTCTCTTCAGATACTTCATGTCCATGTATGGGGTTAGCTTTTCCTGTCAAGCCTTTATTCCAGGCAACATGCCCACTGCTAGCTTCACGCATTCGTTTTTTTGCTTCGTCCGAACGTCGCTTCCCTGAATTTGCTTTGCTGATTCTATGCTTGGTGACTTCGGATCGTGGAACACCAATTGCTTTCGTGTTTGGTATACCTTTCTTCGATACACTTATGCGCCTCTTTGTATCTTCTGATAATTTTTTACTGCGATGAGCGGCAGACATTTTTTCTCTAGTTTTTTTAGGGTTACTTGACCATTCCTTATTTTCTTTATTTGGATCAAGTCTCATGTTGTATATATTTTCTCTACCGTAAACTTCGATCGCTTTCTCGATCCAGTATGTTTCTCGCCCAAGTCTTTCTTCTTTGGATGAGGACTGCATTATTTCTACAACATGAAATTCAATAAAATCTTCGTGACTCAGATATTCTATTCCTTTGTTGAAAGAATGTTGTAAATGTTTGTTCTGGTGTTTGTTGCTACGCAGAGAAGATGCGTGTATATTCCAGCGATCTTTGATACGTTTTGCAGATCCAATGTAACTTTTCCCAGACAGACGATTGCGAATTTCATATATCCCCGACAGTTTTGAGTTTCCATCATGTTCGAATATCATCGCTATTCCTCTGTAACAGCTAGTGCATTAGTAGTGCTTACCCAGTATTTACCTATTTCTTTTTTCAAGCCTATCGAACAAAGAATTTCCTCTTGGTAATTCATCTGCTTCTTGCCTGTCTTTTGCTTTATAAACAAGTTCAGCTAGTTTAAGAAGTTGAGTGTTAGCTTTTTCCATACGCTCCATATATTTCGCCAAGTGATCGCCATGAATCACATGTTGTTCTGGATTTCCGTGTACTGTTAGGTACAAGTCCGTCCATATCATATAAGCATTTCGACGATCTATAAGTGCATTTTCGTATATCTGCCGCCATAAAATTTTTAATCGTTCGTCGATTGTGTTAATTGAATCTAATAGGTCAACAAATACCTCAAGCTCTTTATCTGTTTTTTCTACTAGCTGATGGCCAGAAGGAGGATTGAATTTATCTATCGCTGATGGATCATCCATTAAAATATCATTACTCATTTTCTATTTCACTATTCTGTATAGTTGTTTCTTTGTTCATAGATAGCTTTACGCTTTTTAACATCCAACCATAATAAGATTTCTTTTTGCCATTTAATACAGAGCCAAATGTACAACTGCTATTTATTCCGTGTAGTTTACAAAATTCTCTGATACATTCAATTTTGACGTATTCATTGCCACCTGGAGAAATTACTGGATCGTCTGATAGGTCTAGGGCTTTTGCTCCATGATGTTTTGATCCTTGAATATCTGCCCTAGCTCTTCCTGAATTTGCATTACTTATTTTTCTTTTTGTCTCTTCGCTGAGTTTTTTGCCTTTGGTCCATGGAATGTTTCCTTTTTTAAACTCGTTCTGTGGCGTTAGACGTTTACCCTTGTGGGCTTCGCTGATCTTACGCTTTGCTTCCTCTGTGTGCCCATCCTTGCCGTACCAATGGCTATTCTTTCCAAGGTGTGATTCTCTGTTCTTTCTTTTAGATTCTTCACTTGAAATTTTGCCAATATTGGCTCGTGATATCTTTTGTCTTGTTTCGGCAGAAGGAGGTCCGAGATGATATTTTCCAACCATGCCTTTATTCCAGGCAGGAGGCGCAACTCCGGTCAAGTTTTTATTCCAAGGAATTGATCCGGCTTTAGCAATACTTAATTTCTTTTTTGTTTCTGCGGTATGCTTTCTGCCAAGCGCCTTTTTCCTAATTTTCTCTTTTGCTTCTTCAGGATTTTTTGCCCATATACTACTCTGCTCATTTGCTGGATCTAGATTGATATTGAAAATATTTCTTCTGCCGTATTGCTCGACTGCTTGAGTGATCCAATACGTTTCTTTTTCTAATCTTTGTTTTTTTGTTGAACACGGCATTTGTTCGATGATGTGGAATTCCATGAAACTAGTGTCTTCCAAAGCATCGAAGTGTTTTTTAAATGATTCCTGAAGGTGTAAATTAGGATGGGTTGTTTTTTTTAACAAACGAGCATGATTTGACCATCTAGCTCTAATATCTGATGCTGAGCCAATATAACTTTTATTGGATATACGATTTCTTATTTCATATACACCAGATATTATGCCAGGACGAACATGAAAGAAAATCATACCTTAACTCTACTCAAGATACAATAATATTATCCTGGTCATCGCAGTGTTTAGCTGTTTTATAATAACGCTTCAGGGTCGATAAAACAACGCTCAACTGTTTTGGGTTCAAGGACGTTATCTCACGCAAATAGAGCATTATTGCTCTTTTGTTAAGGAAATCTAAATCATTGATATTGCTAAACAGAAGATTTATACCTTTTAAACAAAGCGTTTCATTTTCTGTTACTGCTAAAGCCGAAACTCTATCAAGTACATATTTTAGTTTTTCGCTATCATTACCCTTGGTCATAACGTCTTCGGGGGACGGTGCAATACTATAATTTTCAATGATTTCTAAGTCATGCTGTGATAATGAATCGGTATCATCGATAGAGGTAAAAACATGAAGGTTTCTAACGCTTTGTTTTGATTTTATGATCAACCAATTTTTAGCCACGACATTGAAATAACTAAATGCCTTAGCACCCTTGGTTGCATCAAATTTAGTAATTACTCCATAAAGAAACTCTACGCATTCATTTTGTAAATCTATTTTTGACTCATACTGTATTTGAAAGCCATAAACATTAATTAAATTTTCTACAAGTTTATTAAATGCAGGCAGTATGTCATTAACATACAATTGATTTCTTTTTTTGAAATCAAGCTCATCTTTATATTCTACAATTGCCTGCTGTGTTCCTGCACCAAAATAAAATTCCTGTGGTGTAGCTCCATTTTTTGGTTTTCGCTTTATTAATTTTTTTCCGATTCGCATTTATCAGTTGGCCTCATCTTCCGTTTCTCGTATATATTTCTGTTTACTTCTTTGAGTGAAATTTTGTATCAATCTTTGGGTTGCCAACTGGCACATTTTTACACTTTCAAGAGTTTCTGTAACAACTGCTTTAACTTCTGGGCTATCAAAAAACATTTGCATCTTTAGAATGTTTTCTAAAACATTTACAGTACGCTGATGTATTTCAATAGCCTCTTCTAAATCATCTTCTAATACAAATATAATACGAGCCCATCGTAATGCATAAAATACTACAACAATTAATGCAATTAATAATATTAAACACAAAAACGATAGAAATATTACCATTATTCAGCTTTCAAATGTTCGTTTAGAGTCTCTGATAGTATTTTAGCTACTGCGTCAAAAGAAAAATTTTCTTTAACTTTAGCCTGTAGATCTTTTGCCCATTGCTGTGGCATACTTGGGCTTTCATAGAATTTTTTCATTCTACGCTTTGCATCGGCCTCAATTGGGTTTGCCCACTTGAATCCCTTGTGGAATATTTGACCATCGACACGAGTTTGTGGTATCTCTGTAAGCATTCTATCAACGGCAATAAATTTTCCGTGTTTTAAAAATTCTAGATGGCCAGACCAATTAGTAGCGATAACTGGCAGACCAGTAGCTGCTGCCTCTAGAATTGGTAGTCCATAACCTTCGCCATGGGTAAATGTAACTAAAGCCTTAATGTCTGGATGGACATATAGACCCTTCATCTCAGCGTCTGTCATGTGGCCGTGGAGCAAGTAGAATTTAGGCCCTCCAGGTTTTGAGATTTCACTAACTAATTTGCTAAAAATACCCATAACGTTTCTTTTATCTAGATGTGTATGGGAGCCGCTGTTTGTCTTAATAACAATTCCAACATCTGGATTTCCTGCGAATGTATCCGCAAACCATTTTAGCGTATATGGAATGTTTTTACGATCACTTTCAACATCATTGCCAGTAAGCTGGCCAACAAGAAGGAAGTTGAATTTTGTTTCTAGTCCTAAATCTATCTGTGATACTTCTTCGGAATCAAAAATCTCTGGGTATGACTCTGGCACAACTAAGATTGGTATTTTAACATCTCCGCTATCTAGAAATGTTTGTTTTGTAAATTCTGACGGGACAATAAGCATATCCATTCGATTGATAGCGTCAATCCAAGCTGGATTACATTTATCCGTTTCTACGCCAGCTGTTACACCAATGTTAAAATTACCAAGAAATGGATTGAACTCGTTGGGCAATTGTAACTGAATCGTGACATCATAAAAATTCTTTTTATTGCCAGAAGCCTGTAGGATTTGTCCAATTAATCCATCTTCTGACTCTGGATCTAGCATTAAATGTGTTTTGCCCCATGGTAATGGCTCAGTTGTAATATCTAGCTGGTGAGTTTCTGAAGCAACACGAAATAGCCATTTGGCTATTTGTCTGGCGTGAGTACCATAACCCGATAAAGTCAACACAGGTGCACGTAAAAGTACTGATTTCATTTTTTAATTACCTTTCTTATCGCCTTTATCATTTGCCAAATGGACGTAGTTGTTCACATGTCCAATGTTTTTGTGGTTCAGTCTTCCACGCATCAATGGTTTTCGATAATGTTTCGTCCCACTGCTGAATGATGTTTTCATATCCAAATTCATAGTCGCAATAAGCAATATTCTTCTCAGAGAGAGCAGCTTTTTCTTCTGGCGTAAGTTTGTAAACTTTCATATAAGCATCTGCCACATCAAGATAGTTCACATGATCATCGTAGATATAAGGAACCATTTGTGATCCAACCATTGTACGTGCCGCTGGTTCGATCGCTACGCCATGTTCCGTGCCATCTCTGTGATCAACCACCTGTCTGGTCATACCGCCAGTTTTTAGAGCGATAATAGGCTTACCAGTCATCATTGTAGATAAAGTGGCAAGACCAAAACCCTCTGCCTTGCTAACATTTACAGTAAAATCTACACAGTTATACAAAGCATTCATATCATTAAAATCAACTTTTTGGGTTGAAAATAGTACGTTTTGACTAATACCAAGCATTTCTGCTGTAGCAATAAGGTTTGGCCCTTCGCCGTCCATGGGATCTGTATGCATGATCATTTGAGCTTTACGATGCCCTTCTTCAGCCTCTAGCCGGTCAAGGAATACCTTCCAGGCATTTAGTACGTCATTTGGCATTTTACGGGTTGCGTTACGGTTAACCCATAGGCCAGTAAACCAATCGGCTCGATCTTTGAAATTATTCAATCGAAGCTGTTTAACTTGTTGTTCTGGTAATTTGTTATATACTTGTTTTGGAAATGCATGTGGGATATAATTTGTTTTCTCAGGGAAATGAGGTTTGATTAGTTCATATGTTTTATATGACAAACAATTAATAAGATCAGTTGATTGATACCATACATTGTTGAATGATGGATATGGATCATTGTCCCATACGTGCCAATAAGTGATTGGACAGAATTGATGGATCTCATCTTCAATTTCCCAGAGCCACATAAATTGCCGTGGGTCCGTGAATAGCAGAAGTGCATCTGGTCGTTCGCTGATTAGGATATTTCGGATAATTTCATGATTACCAAATCCATCTACAGGCTTAATTACAAAATCAGGATTAACCATAACTGTATCATAGTTTGGATGTTTCACCGCCCCGCCCAAACAACGAAATGAATATTTTCCTGTATTTATAAGTCCCTGTATTAGAAACCGGGCTTGTACACCAACACCAGAAGTGCATACCTTGATACATAATATTTCTATTATGAGTAGACTATATCATCATCTTAATAAAAAAGATGCTGGGCGCTGTCGGATCATCGCCATGAGCTTTTGATGGCTTTTAGGCTAACCGTAGTCGTTGAACCTTCTTCAGTATTTCTACACAGAAGCTTGGCTGCTGATTGCCTAATCCTCATGTTTTTCATACTGTCACGTTTACCATTTCTAGTTGCGTTGTAGTACATGAAGCTTCAAGGTTTCCCAGCAATTCACCCAGTTTTATATCCGCTATTATGTCAACGGATGATCAGAGAGCATTAAAATTTTATGCTTCTTTGGTGGTATGGTAATTAATTGTAAATCATCTTGTTCTATAGGCATCTATTTTCTCCTTAAGTGTTCTTATAGCTTTTTCTTTATCTCTTGTATAATCAGATTCCCAAATGTAATATACAATATAACCCAATTTCTCTAAAGTTTCTTTTCTTATTTTATCTGATTCCCAAACATCTCTAGCGTACTGACATTTTTTCTTATGCCAGTAATCTTCTTTATACATCAACGGATTACAGTGCCAGTAGTTTCCCATAAATTCGATAACAATATTATTATCTGGTATGAAGATATCGGCAAAATATCGAACACTATGGAATGGCAATAGCGTTTCAAGTTTACATCTATATAATTCTGATAAATTATTATAAAGATCCCTCTGAGGTTTAGAAACAGTGCTCCGTTTAGCTAGAAAATAAGCGTTAGTAACACCGTACCGCTCAAATAAAGTAGATTTTTGTTTATCTTTTTGCTGTATTGTTAGTTTTTTTCCATACATTGGATTTTGTTCTCCGTTAAACAATGAAGCAAAATGAATTTTCTCACATTCAATTCCACATAATTTTACCAGAGAATCTAGTTCTTTAAATCGAGGCTCTAAATAAATTGATTTTTTACAAACTTTACAAGATCCATAAAATCCTTGTCGTTCAATCTTCATCAAACGCCATTTATCATATGTCCCATTTTTAATATAATATTTTGAAGCACATGATCTATTACAAAAAGTTTTTGGCTTATATCGTTTTGCTTTAAAAGGCTCGCCGCAAAATTTACACTCTCTAGTGACAATTATATTACTGTCACTATTTTCTCTTCGATTTTTTCTATGCGATTCATAACATGCTTCTGAACAAGTTTTATTAGAGCGTGGTGTGTCAAATACTATATGACAAATGATGCACTGTTTTTTCATTATAGGCCCCTTCTATTATAAGTAGTGGAGTCGGAGTACGGTTAGGAAAATTATTTTATCCGATTATGAATTCTTTTATCTCTCGCTCTACCGACTCTCTATTGTTGATAAAATCCGATTCCCATATACATAAAATAGAATATCCAAGTTCCTCTAAAGACATTCGCCTTTTCAAATCATTTTCCCATATGTCTTTTGCATATTTTTTAATTTTTTTATTGAAATAGTCAGCATTGTATTTTTTTGGATTACAATGCCAGTAATCGCCATTGTATTCGATTATTTTTCTTTTTTCTGGCATGAGAATATCAGCAAAATACTTTGAGAATGGTACGATTTTTTCCATCAGGGCCGTTTCGTCTATGTTTTTTACGATATCATAAATCAATTGTTGTTGTTTTGATATGCGTCTAGCTTTCGAAAGATGATAACCACAAACAACACCATGTTTTTGAATCATGGTATTTTTTTGTTGTTCTATTTGCTTTGGTGGTACAATACGTCCTAGAGTCGGATTACACGCTTTCCACTTATCGTATGTTCCGTTTTGAATGTAATGCTTGGATGCACACGATCTGTTACAAAAAGCTTTTGATTTATAACGCCTTGCTTTGAACGACTCACCACAGAACTTACAGATTCTTGTAACTGTAATATTTTCGTCACTCTTTTTTCTGCGATTTTTACGATGCGATATACGGCATTGCTCAGAACAGGTTTTCTGAGAGTTTAAAGCTTCAAATTTTGCTTTGCAAATAAGACAGTCTTGAGTCATGGCTACTATACCACCACATTCTTAGGGTAAGTAGTGAAGTGGGAGTGCAATTAATGAAATGGGTGTTCTGAGAGCATTAAGGTTTTGGATTTTTGTGGTACAATTACATTTGGAATTGAAATCAAATCTGACTCTTCAATCATATTTACTTACTTTATTTAAAGATAAGCTTATATTAGAAAGTCAAAATGGAATATTTTATTTCGTTGATAATACTTGCTGTAAAATCCAATTATAAGTTTTTTCTAGTCCCACAACAAGAGGTTGTGACGCCTTCCAACCAATCTTTTCTCCATAAAGAGTGTTGTCACTGTTTCTGCCACGTACTCCAACAGGGCCTGGGATGTGGTTAACATGAATAGTTTTACCAGCAATCTTTGCAATCATATCTGCAAAGTGATTAATGCTAACCATTTCCTCCGAACCGATATTAACGGGTCCAGTAAAATCGCTATGTATTAAACGAATTGTTGCTTCAAGGCATTCATCAATATAAAGGAAACTGCGAGTTTGATTTCCGTCGCCCCACATCTCAATTGTTCCACCATTTTCAGCGCTAGCAATTTTACGAGAGAGTGCTGCTGGTGCTTTTTCTTTTCCATTGTTCCAAGAGCCTTCTGGGCCAAATATATTGTGATAGCGAGCGATTCTAACTTCAAGACCATAGTTTCTTGCATAAGCAAGATAGAGCCTTTCAGAAAATAATTTTTCCCAGCCATACTCACTATCTGGTGCTGCCGGATAAGCTGAATCTTCTGTGCATTTTGGATTTTCTGGGTCTTCTTGGTTATATGCTGGATACATGCAAGCTGATGATGAATAGAAAATTCTTGGTTTTATCTTAAATTTTGAAGCAATGTCAACGATGTTTAGATTAATCGTAGCGGAGTTATGCATGACGTTTGCATCATTCTCGCCAGTGAAGATATATCCTGCACCACCCATATCTGCTGCTAGTTGATAAATTTCATCAAATCCTTTTTCCCAAGCTGTATCAACATGCATTACTGTTTTTACGATAATCGGATTACGAAGATCGCCAAGCACAAATTCATCTGCAATAGCACGAATATCTGCATATTCGTGCTCCTTAATATCGACACCACGAACCCAGTAACCAAGTTGTTTTAACCGTTTAACAAGATGACCGCCGATAAATCCACCCGCTCCACACACTAAAGCTTTTTTCATATCACATCTTATCCTTGGTGAAAAGAAAGTTTTCACCATCAAATATTTGTTTAACGCTGTAGTTTACAGTTTTCATAAAATCTATTGCATGCCTAGGTTCATATCCTCTTTTGCCTAATGCATGATTTAATTCTACCATTATAATTGGTTCTTGATTAATTAAAACTTCTTTAGAGCCTTGTAAGACTTCATAATCATATGAGTCAACATCAATTTTAATCAAATCAATTTTTAAATTATTTTTTTTGACAAAGGTATCAATTGTTACAAACTCAAACTCTTTTGTTTCGACAATGTTTTGTGACCAAATTTTATAAACAGTGTCTGTATATTTTCCATCTTTATTTGAAAGTGCTATTTTATTAAGCTTTACATTGTGGCAGTTATTAAAAACGATATTATCGTTCAACAAGCTAATGGTATCGGTTGGTTCAAAAGCATAAATTGTGCCTTCGTTTGCCAGTTTACTAAACAATACCGAGTACATTCCAATCTGGGCACCTGCATCAATTATATTAAAATTTGGCTTTATGTTGTCAATGAAAAACTTTTTTGTGTTTAGCTCTGCTGACATGTACCATCCTACATCATTTAAATAGTATTTTGGAAAATTGTAAGCGATTTTATCAGAATAGGTTATTCTTAACATTTTATTATCTTTCAAGTGTTTTTGGAACAAAAACCCCTACACCGGCACCAATTTCACTCTCTTCAATGCAATAATGAACATATTTTTCATAGCCATATAATAAATCCATACTTGGTTTAACATATGGAAAATCTAAATTTTGACCTTTATATTGATCAAAGCCAAATTTTGCTCTGCCTTTTTCATCCGGTACATAAAAATCATGAATTATAATAACTGGTTTTATACCTTTTCTTTGAATCAACGATAGTTCATCAAGAATAGGCCAATATTCTTCCCAGTGGGCGTCTAAAAAAAACAGTATATTATTATCGCCATTAACAGGAATTAATTTTTCTAAAATATCTTCAGATGAACCAAGGTAAAACTCTATATTTTCATGGTCATAATTAAAATCTTTTGCTATTTCATGATATTCTGAATTTATTTCAATCGTAATGACCTTTTTACCAGTTTGGGCTAACAAATCAGTTGACCAACCTTTATAAGTTCCTGTTTCAATAATAGTATCAATGTTGAAGGCTTCTAACAAACGATGTAATTCTTCTCTTAAAAATCTATCTTCAAATGCGCCTTTTATCATTCTATTACTTCCTTTATAGGATTCTTTTAAGATTTTTTCCCAATTTTGTATTGGAGAAATCATTGAAGTTTCATTTTTACGATTTTCAGTTCGCCAATCAGTTTTGTCTGTATAGATTGGGCTCATGTTACGTATTTTTCTACACAAATCAAGATGTAAAGTAACATACTTTTCAGCCCAATTAAAAACAATGAAATATTTTTTCATTAATCCAAACATTAAACCATCGCAATGCGGAGCTAAACCTATACAAAAATTCAAATCCTCGGTTTTTAAAAATTTATCTAAATGCCTTACCGGAAATATCCAGCTATCTGCAAAACAACCAACACTAAAAGAATCAGCAAAAAAACCTTCTGTACAAGATTGTTTGAAATTTCTTATTGAAGAATTTACACCAAAATATTCCGTTCTACTAAGTGCCATGGCTCTTGGAACATTATCATTAACAAACAATTCATTTTCTAATTGTCTCCAAGAGTTAGAATCTTCAAAAAAAATATCTAGATTTGCTAAGGCAACAATCTCATCAGGAGAAAAGTTATCTTTTGCATATTGCAATGCCATGCCATATTCCAATCTGCTGTCTATTTGTTTGACTGTAATTTTTGGATGTTTTAATATTTCTTCGTTTAATGACTCTTTTTCATCTATCAAGAAATGTATTTCATCTATAAAAGTCGCTTGAATATTTTTTTGTATACAAAACAAATATTCTTTATGTCTATCTTGGTTTTTATCTTTAAAAAATGTTTGTATTAACTTCATCGGATTTGTCTGTTGGTATTATTGTATCAATTTTATTTTAAAATTTAAAAACAGGTATTGGATTTATTTTGTGTTTGTTTTTATTTCTAAACCCTAGAAAGATATCAACAACAACTTTTTGTCTTTCATTAAGAATATATGTTTGATTTGTATCAATGTAATCCATAGCCCATTCAAGCTCTTCATAAGAAGCACCAATTTGGCTTTCATCAGTTCTGCTATCATCCCATAAACCATCTGTAGGAGTTGCATTAATAATCTCAATAGGAATTTCAAGACTTCTAGCACATGCTCTTACTTGAGTTTTTGTTAAGTCTGCTATGGGAGAAATATCAACTCCACCATCCCCATATTTTGTAAAAAACCCAACTCCAAAATCTTCTATTTTGTTTCCAGTTCCAACAACCAAGCCGTTTAATGATGTAGCATAATGATACAACAAAACCATTCTTAGTCTTGATTTGGTATTTGCAGAGGCTAAACCATTTTTATTCAAGTCGTTTATTGAGGATATAAAACTGTCAAATGTGTTGGATAAATCAATATCATGTACGGTTACATTCTTAAATCTTGTTGAAAGCCAATCACATTGCAATTTAGAGAGCGCTGTATTTTTTTCCATCGATTTGATCGGAATGTTTAAAACATGGGTTGGTTTACCTGTCAAAGCACAAAGAGTTGAAACCAGAGCAGAATCAATCCCTCCCGAGACTCCAATAATAAAAGTTTTTAATCCACAGCTATCGCTGTAGGTATTTAACCAACCAACAATATTTTCAGTTGTTTTTTTTAAATCAATCTCTTTGCTCATAAATGAATAGATCTCCATATTTGTTCTTTAGTTCTTCAACAACAGACTTGCTTTCACGAATCTTTACAGAATATCCTTCTTTAGCTAAAGCAACAGCAAATTTTAGCTGTTGCGATTCGACAAGAAGAGTTGATTCTGGCTTATATGTTACTGTTTCAAAGACAACAGTTTTTTCTGTGTTGTTTGTATTTTTGAAAGTTTCAACTTGATAAACTAAATGCAATGCATTTGATTCATCTGTTGCTTGACTAATTTTTGCTGGCAGTTCTATGTCTTTTGCGTAGATTGCCAAAGCACGATTATCTCTGGGAAAACAAGGGCCACCATAACCATAGCCATAACGAAGATACTTGCCACCTATTCTACTATCTGATCCAATTGCAGATAATACTACACCTGGGCGTCCACCAGATTTGTGAACAATATCACCAACCATATTAGTATAAGCAATTTTAGTAGTCAAAAAACAGTTCAATGATAGCTTTGTTATCTCTGCTTCTAGAGGAGTCATTCGACATATTCTTGGTTCGTTTAATGTGTGCTTAACATATATGTCTTCAATTATTTGGCCAACTTCTGAATTTGCTTCACCAATCAAAACCATATCTGGATAAGCTTGATCTCTCAGAATTGTACCTTGAGCAATAAACTCTGGATTGTAACTCACCGTATAGTTCAATACATTCAGCTTATCTTTGATTGAGTCACAATAACCCGGCATCGTTGTGCAACAAACAATAAAATGTTTCTGGGTAGAAGAACGGCCCACCCCTTCCAGTTTTGTGATGAGGTCATCGACCTGCGAATGATCATACCTACCATTTGGCAAAGAAGGAGTTGCAACAACAACAAAAAGAATGTCAGAAAAACCAACAATTTCTGATAATGAAGTTGTTGCTTTAAAGTTTTTAGATTTGCTTAGATAGTTTTCTACATTTGGTTCAGAACTTGACAGAGTTTTTTCATTAATTTCTTGAATATAACTGGGATTAATATCCAAGCCAAGTACATTATATCCAGCTTTTTCTACAGACAATGCAAAACAAAGCCCAAGTTTTCCTATTCCAATTACTGATACGTTTTCCATTTTTCAATTCCTATTTGCTTAATTTGGCTGTGATGAGCATATGCCATCCTAATTCTTTTTCTAAAATCTTAAACATAGCTTCTGGCATGTTTGCAAACCAAGGAACTTTAACATATTCATTTTGACGATATGGTTCAATTTCATATGCAAATATATGATCTTGTTTTATCTCTAGGATCTCAAACCCTTTAAATAGGCTTTTAGCTTCTTCTTGTGTGTACGTAAAAGCGATTGGGCAACCAGACTGTGCCTCTGGTTGGTCAAACCCATTTTCAATCATGATATTTTTCCATGAGTTTTTTGCATAGATCATAACTTTGATGATTGATTCATCATGCATATAGAGTTTGGCTTCTTCAAGAATTTTTCTTGGGTTTGGGCTATGGTGAATAACGCCAAAAGAATAAACTAAATCAAATTTCTTCTCTGGAAGAAACGTACTCAATTCTTCAGCATTTCCAGAATAAAAATTACCATTACATCCATAAACTTGAAATCGTTTTTTAGTTAACTTTAAAGACTCTTCAGAAAGTTCTATGCCAGTGTAATCTGCTCCATTTTTAACAAAATTAATTGCCACTGTCCCTAGACCGCAACCTATCTCTAATACTGATTTATTTTTCCAAGATTCAAATTGAGAAAACTGGATGATATGTGGCTCTGCGAATAATTTCTTTTTTTCAACCTCTTCAAAATATTCAAGAGAACCGATCTCTTTTGAAGAGTGTCGAATGTTACAAGGTCTTGAATCCCAAAAATTTTTAACTGTTGAAATATTGCTCATATTAACTTCCATGATTTAGGATAGAACCCTTCTCTTAAATTGGATTGTCCATCTAAATGAAAATCAATTGGAGCAATAACAATTTTATGAGGATTGGGATTTATATACGATGCCCACCAACTAAAAGTTGAAGGGCCAGTGATAACATTATGGTCACATAATGACATTAAAGTAAAATCCATTATGGGATCATTTGTTTGAGAAACAATAAACTTTTTATCTGAAAAATAGGTCTTTGCCCACTGGATATCTTGTAGATCATCTCCAGACCTACTACCGCCAGTAAAAACCATGATTTTTGTGTTTGAAAATTCTTGAGACAATTTGTTAATCATTTTACCAATGGTTGAATTTAAATCAAATGGATTCGTTCCATAGTGATTTAGATATATTGGGTTTGTGCCATCCGTTAAATCTCCACGGCGTATATGCAAAGAGACTATGGATTTTTGTTCTCTAAATTTATTTAACAATCTAGATGCTTTATCTGTGATATGTTTTTTTGGTGTTAATTCTTTTATGATTTGGTCTGAATGATTTTTAAAATATTTTGTGTTTTGAAAAAATCCGCATATATCAGTATCATCTGGGATATTTTCTAACCAGTTTCCGTAAACGCCAGTAACCGATTCATTCACATAAACACGGTGATTTATATTCTTACAATCCATATCAGACAGATATTCAGTTTCTATATCAAAGTTTTCTAACAAACAATTCTGACCGTGCCATGTCATGATTTTTGGATCTGGAATTTTGCAAATATATCCATTTTTTAATGCTGTTCCTTTCAACGCAGCATATTGGAACAATTGATTTCCTAATCTTCCATGTTGGCCTAGTTGTGTAAATGTGATCATTTGGATATTTCAGCTAAGAATTATTAAGTTTACTCACAAAACCAATATTAAAATTTGGAGTTGGTTTTGTGATGCGAAAAACATTGTGTGTTTTATTTATATGATTGATTAATTTTGCAATCTTTTCTTGACTCAAGAAACCATGAACTTCCATAACAATACGATCAATGCATTTCAAATCTTTATCAAATAAAAAATCATATTCACTACCTTCGCAATCAACTTTCAAAAGATTTATGGTTTTTAAATTAAAATCTAAAAATATATTTTCAAGATTAATAGTTTCGACTTCTTCATAATTGTCACTTTCGTCCAACCAGCCAGTTTGATCTAAAAATGTATGTAATTGTGTGCTTAAATCACCAATGCTACCAATTCCATCAAAACCATTTAGTTTTTTCATTGCTCTTAATTTAACAACATCTTTATTGTTTACAGAAACAGCTCTTCTAATCACTTCAATGTTTTTTATATTTTTTTCAATAATTGAATTTTTTATAAATTTCACATTTCCAGCTGCTGGTTCAATACATATAACTCGGTTAAATAAATTACCATATTTAAAAGAAAAAGCTCCAATATTCGCACCAACATCAACACATGTTCCATGAACTTTTTGCATGTCAACAAAATATGAATATTCATTTACTTCCTGCGAAATCCTTTCTTCCCATTTTTTAAGATTAGAAGCCTCATAAGAATTGATTAAAATATTTTCTAGTGTCTTATTCATTTTTTATCCCTTCATCCCCAAACACAATTTTGGCGACTAAAATCTTTGCCAATGTAATAATCTCTTTTGTGACCTTCGGCTTGCAGCCAAGGATTCAACGTTGAACCAATATCCAAGTATACGTTTTCTTTATTAGTTTTCCAAAGTTCATGAGCCAGCATATTCCCTAAAGGACCAGCACAAAGCAAATAAAGATGATCTGTTACTCCATCAGAGTCTTTTTTCATCTCCTCAATCAAACTGTAGTTTGTTTTAAATGCAGTGTTGTCGATAGGGTATACCTTTTCTGGTGTAAAAGGCAAGTTCTCAATTTTGCCATTACGATTGCAAACCAGCACAACCTTTTTTGTTTTATAAAAGGGAACAATGTTTTCAATGTAATAAGGATAGTTTGAGTTCACGAACACGTTTGCAAAGGTAACATGATCTTCTTTTTGTTTTGAAGACAAAAACATTCTTTTGTGCGTTTCAATACCTTGACAACAAGGACAACTTATACCAATATAATAACCGTCGTCTTTAAAACGATATGAATCAAGTAGCTTGTTTGAGTAAAAAATATCTTCTTTAAGATATTGAAACTCACCAACAGACGCTACAGGTGAGTTGTTTATCATTGCCCATTCACCATCTGCATACTTTGAGAACGCAAACTTTTGCCCAGACTTTAATCTTTGTTCGATGTTTTTTAGTTCTTGAAAAAAATCTTTGGTTGCCATTTTATAGTTCCCTTAATACATTGATAACGTTTTTTGCACTATTTCCATCACCAAACACATTGCTTTGTTCGCATTTTAAATCAATAATTAATTTATCAAACAAGGTTTCTAGCTCGCTTGGAGTCTTGCAAAGAAAGCTTGTTTTGTTCAACGATTCCGGTCTTTCGGTTTTTGTTCTGCAAACAATCACTTTTTTACCTAGAAACGAAGCCTCTTCTTGAATGCCTCCGCTATCAGAAATCAACATTCCACAACCAACAACTTTTTCTAAGAAACTCTCATATGGAAGAGGTTGTACAACATCGATATGATTTAACAAATAACGATACTTTTGAACGTTTGGATTAGGGTGCATTGGAAAAACAAATTTGTATTTTGTATGTTTTTGAGCTAGTTTATCTAACTCAATAAACCAATCTTTAACAATCGGATGATTTTCTCTTCTGTGCAACGTTATTAATATCTCATCACCATAATCAACGTTGTTGCGATATCCCACGAGATTATCAAGCACCGTGTTTCCAACAACAAATACGTTAGATCGAACATTCTCGCTAAGCAAGTTATTATTGTTTTGTTCCGTTGGGCAAAGATGCACAGTTGCAACTTTAGATATTAGCTGCCTATACGTTTCTTCTGGATAAGGGTTTTGTCTGTCATATGTTCTTAACCCTGCTTCCAAATGAATAACAGGAATATTACGATGAAAAGCCGCCATTGCACACATAAATGCAGTAGCTGTGTCTCCTTGTACTAAGATATGTGTTACATTTTCAAAGACATTATCTGGAACATTGTTTATTGTGCCTAATATGGCATCTAGTCGATTTAACCCAGCCGGTACACCAACTACGTGGTCGTCTTGTTCCGTGCCACTAATGAGCGTCGTATGCTGTTCTATACGTAACGTTTTAAATGCTGTATTGTTTTCTTTAAACGCAGCTAAAAGCGGTTTGATTTTGATTAGTTCTGGTCTTGTGCCATAACAAACAAGTATATTCATTTACGATCCTTTACAAATTTATATCCACCGGCCTTGCTTAACATTACGTATTCATTCATTCTTTGTAAACCAGATGGATCAATAGAGATAGCAGCTGCATCTACGCCATACTTCATTGCTTTGTCTGGTAATGATCCCCAAAGAGACTTATCATCCTTTGGGTGCGGCGGAACATATGTCCCTAAACCAGCATACTTTTGTAACATGTAAGAAAAATGAATATCTTCACCTGCTCTATCAAATTTAGGATCTGGTAATTCTCTCCAGAAAGTAGTTAATAACTCCTTTTCAAAAAACCAAGAATGCCCTACTATATCAGCTTCTCCAATTTCTTCATTGGGTCCATCCCAACCAATCCGATGATATGGACCTGCATAACCTGCATCACTATCAAAAACCACACCAATCGTTCCATGTAGGCCACGTTTTTGTTTATTTGAAAGAATGCAATTTTCTATCCAGCGATTTCCCGGAATCGTATCATCATCGAAAACGCAAACATATTTTGTTTTAGCCATTAAAGCATAAGCAAACCTTGCCCATACGCCTAAATTTGAATTTCCAATAAAAGAAACACATTTATCGGTGACTGATTTATCAAAAAAAGTTTGATATGGAGCTTTATTTTGCCAAAAAAATACCTCCGCAGGTTTAATTGTCTGCTCCATTATAGCAGAATATTGCTCTTTTAGAACATGTGGCCTACGATATCCATTTAAAATAACAGTTACATTTCCCGTTCGTTGTTCAGTCATTTATATTTCTCCATACTAAATTTTATAGTCTTCCATATTGTTTATCAATCCAATCTGGTAACTTTATTTTCGGCTCCCATTCAAGTAAAAATTTAGCTTTTTTTATATCTGCCAGTGTTTCTCTTGATTCGCCCATACGATCTGCAATAAATGAAATATTCGCTGAAGATTTATTAATCATTGCGGCCAAATCCAGCATATTGTAATTAATGCCGGTTCCGATATTTAATAATTCACCATCGATTTTCTTATTTTTGGTGGTTGCAGCCAGAATATTTGCTTGGACAACATCATCAACATGAGTAAAATCTCTGCGTTGTAACCCATCGCCAACAACTGTCATTGGTTCGCCAGAATTATGTTGCCGCATAAACAATCCCACCACGGGCGCATATTGGCCTTTTAATGGCTGATTCTTCCCATATACGTTGAAATATCTCAAGATAACTGTTGATAGCCCAAAAAGGCGATTATAAAGTTTGCAATATTCTTCTCCTGAAACTTTCGCAATGGAATATGGAGTAAGGCAATCTGGCTCCATCTCTTCTTTGTAAGGAACTGTATGCTTACGCCCATAAGCCGATGAAGTAGAAGAATAAATAAATCGTTTAACGCCTGTATTTCGAGCAGCTTGAAGTACATTCAGCGTACCCAAGACGTTTGTTTTTACAGTAAGAATTGGATTGATCAAAGAAGGCTGTATACGAGCCTCTGCCGCAAGATGAAAAACATAGTCAACATTTTTAAATAAAGGCGCTATCTCATTATATTCAGATATATCATAACGATAATTTTTTGCATTATCGTTCCAGTAAAATTTATCATGACATTCAGCGCTCTCATTATCAATAACGATAACTTCATGACTATCTTTAATCAATTGCTCAACTAAATTAGAACCAATAAAACCTGCTCCACCAGTAACAATACATAAACTCATTTGCAATGCTCCGTGCCAGAAAATTGGCAATAAGTACAGCTGCTTCTATCTTTTGGAAACATTCTTTTTTGTATATAGCCCAGCATGTTATCGATAGTTCCTAAAGCCTTTTCTACCGCCTTTTCACCAACTGATACAACTACCCATTCGCAGTTGCCGGTTTTCTTTGATCTACGCAGCAAGAAAAATCCACACTTAGTATCCTTCAATGGAATATTGTATTTTTTACAATAAAAATATTTATAAAATGCAAGTTGCATTGTTTTCTTTGGATCAGTGCGTTTAGCTAACGGCCAAAAATATCCACAGCTTTTCCAGTCAATAAAAACAAATTGTTTTTCACCCTTTTTATTTGTGCCCTTAATGACACCGTCAATAAATCCTTTAAACATATGTTCATGTTTATCGATTTGTTCCATCAATGGATATTCCGCAGCAACAAACTCCCAATCTTTACCGAATACATTTTCCATATATTCTGGCACTTCTGATAGGATTGGTTCTACAACATCTAACCAATCAGACATTTTGATTTTATCAAAATCAGGTAATACTTTAAAAAGTTCCAAGATTTGATCTTGTACTTGGCTAATAGGAGGCATCACTCTTGTGGTGATATAAATTTCCAAGGCATCATGGATTGCTTGTCCAAATTCTGTATGAACAGAAGGCCCATCCTTATCTGTTTTGATTTCATCTAGATATTTCAATTTATGACGATATGCACAATCCATCCATGTAGAAATTTCGGAATAGGAGATATGCTTCCGCAACTTAATATATTCTACATTTGTAGTTTCGGAGAAACTGACATCGGTAATAATATTGTTTTTATTTTCCAACAAGCTATCAATGCTATCGGCATTTTGAATATCCAGTTGACTGTTTTGTAAAATTTTCAAATGTTTTTTTGTTAGTTTAGGTGTTTCCATATGGTTATCATTATATAACATTCTTTGTAATATTACAACCCTATAATAATGCACACATTAATTTACTATCCCTCTCTTCTATTGGTTGTCTTCCACTACAAAGCCATGAAACATTCACATAATAAATTTCAATATTACTACTCATGTTAAAACCTATTACCATAGAAGAACGTGCAAAATATACGCTAAAAATTCAAATGGAACGTGGAACTCAGGATTTATTGGCAGAGGTGTATGAATCTGGATATAATGGATATCTTGATGTATGGCCGGAATTGGGTTCTAATAAAAAAGAACTAATATTTGAAATAAAATCAAAACGTGTCTTATTGGCAACATCCGTGATGAGTAATGAAAACAGTGTTCGTTATCATGTACTTCAAGGCAAGGGCTGCAAAAGAATTAAATAATTTTCTTGCCAAAAGAAACATAATTATATAGTAGGAGGATTTTTCTGTCAACTACTCACAGGACAAGCCTGTGAGCTTGCAAACGGTTTTTGAAAACCATTCACGATTGGCCTGTTGACTTTGGCCTGCCCATAAGTCAAGTTGGCTTTGCCAACTTGTGATACAGGGTGTTTAGAACGAATAGCTATATTAATTGCTGCATTTATATCAGCATGGAATATAGTTCCATCCGTTCCGTAATACCTACAACCCTTTCTTAATCCATCTTTTTT